TACGGCGGACGCATATAGTTCCATTTCATCTTCACAACCACCGAAACGTTCAATTTCACCATCATCATAATCCATTTTAATAACATAATCAGATGTAATAAACGCATAACGTGTCGAGCCATATTCAAAAATAACTCTGCGGTTATGCTTTTCATTAAAACGTTTGATTTCCAATTTAATATTGCAATGATTATAAATAATTTCATCAATAACAGGGATGAATTTTTTCGCGCGGATTTTATAGTTAGATTTCATGCCCTTGCCCTTTCCGGTTTGTGGTGTTTCCCTTCACCTTTCATAGATAGTATAACATATTATTTTGAAATGTCAAGAAAATATTTTAGATGTTTAACATCTAAATTTTCTTAAAAAGAAAAGAACCGCTCTCGGCGGTTCTTTCCCATATTACGCCCGGCAGTAGGTGTTCGGCTTACCGGGAATTGTCTTGATTTCATCCTGCCACAGATGCGTCAGGGCATACTGTACTTTACCACGAGTAGCATCAGACGGCAGATTGTCCTTAATGCTTTCATAAAGTTCAGCACAAGTGATAGGAGTTTCATCCAGAGTGCCGACAATAATGTCGTGCAGGGCTTCATAGGACTGCGCCTTCTTCGCCTTGACTTCATCATTGCGGTGAAGGTCTTTATAAACTTCGGCAAGCACGGTTTCCTTGTTCTCAAAGTCAACAGAAGACAGCACGGTGTAGATAGTGTTCAGAGAAGTGTTAGTCATAATAATTTCCTTTCTGGTTTTAATGGGTTTTCCTTCCCTTTCAACAATAATATTATAACATGAATTGATACAGAAGTCAAGAGTTTATTTTAGATGTTATCCCCGATAATAGCATCAGAAATATCAATCCAAGGCATGATTTCATATTCCTGAATGTCATTTGCTTCAATATATCCGCCGCATTCGCCGCAGATAACGCCGACCAAATTGTCACCCTCAAAGACGCCAATGCCACCAAGGATAGGAGAGTCAAACTTGTCAAAGAATTTCACTTGCTTATACATTTTCTTTCCTTTCTGGTTTATGGGGTTTTCCTTCCCCTGTTTTGTATATTCATTATACCATAATTTTGAAGTTTGTCAAGAGATTCCAAAAAATTTTTTTAATCATATTTAGATGTTTAACATCTAAATATGCTGAAAAGGGAACCGGGTTATTCACCCGGTTCAGTAAAGTTATAAGTATCGTTACGGCTATACTTCTTCTCGTATACGCCCTGATGAATAATCCGCCCATTCACCTTGATTGTATACGGGGTTAAGGTAGGCCGTTTTAGGATTTTTGTCACCTTATAATCATAGTCAACTTTTGCGCCGTTCTGAATACAATACTGTAAAATTGCGGCTTCAATATCTACATCATAAAGCCCCATGTGTGCTTCTTCAAAATCCAAATCCTGTGAGAGATAACGAAAAACAATTTCAGCACTTGCTTTATAATTTCCTGTATCCGTGAAATACTGGTGCTGTTCGCAAAAATCACGGTATTCTTTTGTGTTTGAAATGAATTCGCTCACATATCCCCAAATATCATGAATCGGGGTATCATCCAAGGGGTTTATACACTTGAACCAATCACAATTAAAAGTGAAAACATCATCATCAAATTGCGAATTATAAGCATACACATCAGTAACGTTATATTTATCCATGTCCCGCTTCATTTCCTGCATGATGTATCCATACTTCATCATTTTAGCCTGACGGGAACGCATGAGCGCAATATACTTCGGGCGCTTGTCCTTATAATAGGCGCTTTCAAACAGCGGAAGATTATGCCAAGTCTGTTCCACTACAAAATGCTTCCGGCAAAGTTCGTGCCAATCATCGTCCAGAATGGTATAGCCAACATCATAGCAAAAGGGCTTGTTCAGAGAAGTGGTTTCCGTATCAAATACCATGCGAGCCATAAAGTTTCCTTTCTGGTTTTTAAGTGTTGTTCCTTCACTTTCTGAATATAGTATACTACGGGGAATGTATATTGTCAATAGGTTTTTAAAATTTTTTTGGAAGATATTTAGATGTTTAACATCTAAATAATAGAAAAGCGCGGATTACTCCGCGCTTTCATGAATCATGTTATCAAGGCCCTTTTCATTCAGTTCCTTGACCACCTTTTTAGCGGCGCGCTTTTCTTCATCCGCCTTGCGCTTTGCTTCCTTCTTTGCTTCATTTGCGGCCTTCTTTGCCGCCTTTTCCTCAAGGTCAAGGCGATAATCTTCGGCGGCCGCATATCCATCGTACTCATCATACCCGCCCTTGCCGTTACGAGTACCACGAGGGATAGAGATTGACACCTTAGCAAACTTTTCGTTTCCTTCTTCATCTACTACCGGGAAGCTGAAAGAAGCGGAAGCGGTTGAAAGAGTATCCGTATTGTACTTGGTAGCAACAAATTCCATGATGTCCCGCAGGAGAGCGTTACGGAGATTTTTATCAAGAGTGGTATTCGTCATACTTTTGTCCTTTCTGGTTTTTTAGGGTTTTCCTTCCCTTGGTTCTCTTATATTATAGCACCATGTTCAAAGGTTGTCAAGAGGTTTTCAAAATTTTTTTTGAAAATTTTCTCGATGTTTGAAGGGTCTCTCCCTAACAATAAGGGAAGCGTCTTCTCTCCTATCGCCCCTTGACTTACTCCCTTGGAACACTTTCATTATACTATAAATTATAAAAAATGTCAAGTATTTTTTTAAAGAAAATTTTTTATTTTTAGATGTTTAACATCTAAATTATGTTTAAAAAAAAAGAAGGGGCTTACGTCCCTTCCGGAAGAGAATAAGTATTAACCTTACCCTCATGCTTAACAAGTTCATCAATCCACAGGCGAGTGACGGCGTACTGAACCTTAGACTTGCCAAAACCTTCCGGCAGTTCGGTCTTGATTTCTTCATACAGTTCCGCAATCGTGACGGGATTGTTAGCCACCTTAAGCCCATTAAAAACGATAGGCTTAACGCTTTCATACAGTTCACGATTCTTCTGTGCCTTTTCGGCCCCACGATTCAGTTCAGCCTTGAGTTCATCGGCGGCATCCGCAACATCGGAAGGGAGACCGTTCTGAGCGGTGAGATAAGTAACGAGGGTCAGCATAGTGTTCTTCTTCATAGTGTTACCTTTCTGGTTTTTAGGACTTTTCCTTGTCCTTTTTACATATTTATTATATCATGGTTTCGGGAACTTGTCAAGAGTTTTTTTAACTTTTTTTTGAAGTTTTTTCTCATTTTCAAATTCCCTCCCTGATGACAATAACAGTATAGTACAGTTTTAGGGAAAAGTCAAGTATTAAGTTTAGATGTTTAACATCTAAAATTTAAAATGAAATTAGAAGAGGCGGATTACTCCGCCTCTTCTTCCTTGCTTTTCTTTTCCGCAATCTTGCGGGCCTTCTCTTCTTCCTTTGCCTTCTTTTCGGCGGCCTTCATTTCCTTATCGGCCTTCCAGTCCTCGGCAACTTCATACGGGTCAAACGCCGGAGAAACTTTAGTCGGCTTATAAGCCTTGCTCTTGACGGTGATTTCCGTCCAGACTTCCTGCCCGTCAACTTCCTGCAGGATAGCCCAAGAAGCATCGGCAAACTGTACGGCTTCATTAGCTTCAAAAACATCAGACAGCAGAGCGATAGTGTTAGCACGAGCGGCAGACTTGATTTCAGAAGCGTTCATAGACATAATTTAGATTCCTTTCTGGTTTTTAAGAGTTTTCCTTCTCTTGATTACGTATTCATTATAGCATAGGTTTTGTAGTTTGTCAACTACTTTTTAAAAAATTTTTTTAAAGAGGGTGGGCAGGCGTCCCTACCACTTTCCCAAGGTTCAACTACTCTCCCTCCTTGGCAAGCCTTGCGCACGACTTGCTTCGGATTTTCATTCCCTCCCTCGGAACAATTATAGTATACTATAATTTATAGAAAAAGTCAATAACTTTTTTCTTTAATTTCTTATCTACCTTTAGATGTTTAACATCTAAAGTAAATAATAGGCGGCAATTAACCGCCTATTATGTCATGAGTTTAGCCAATCGTCCCACGTTTCAAAAACAGACGAAAAGTCATCACAATCAGCAACGGGGTCAGCAATGTGACATTTTCCGCACTGGTCGCAATAGGTGCAGTCACCGTAAGCATTAACCGGGCAGTAAACAGGGTCGCCATTTCTTGTTCCATCAGTTTCCCAATCTTTCGGATTCATACTTCATCCCTCACTTTCGAGAATATTATATCATAAGAAGAGAAGGTTGTCAATAGTTTTTTCTAAAATAAAATTATAGGATTAGATGTTTGACATCTAAAACGGGAAAGGCGCTATTAGCGCCAAATGGTTTTCCCATCCTTGATATATTTACTCTGGTTGAAATCAACTTTTTTACGGAGGAAAGCGGGTATCTTTTTTGTCCCGCCGTATACAGACACCAGCTCCCGCTGAGTTGTTACATAAAATGTAATAACTTTCGTTTTGTCCTCGGACTTGACAATAGTGATACCAGTATCAGTGATACAGATGTACTTGCCAGCTTCCATGCCAGTTCGCATATATTTTTCCCGAATCACCTGACCAAATCCAATCTGGTCAATAATATGCTGCATCCTATTAGCTCTCTGATACTGCGCGTGGTAGGTCATCGTGGTTTCTGTCATTGCTTCGTACCTCACTTCCTGATTTCTGAGGATAGTATAGCATAGAAAGATATAAAAGTCAATAGTATTATTTAGATGTTTAACATCTAAATCTCAAATTAAAGTTTGAAGTTTTGGGAAATGAAAAGATACCGATTTACATCGGCATCAATTCAACTTTGAATTTCAAATTAAATAGTTTAGAATCTTCATTGTTTTCAAGTTCGTTTCGGGTTTTTTCTGCGTCTTCTTTTGTCAAAAAGCCTTCCTCAATTACAAAACCAAATTGCTCGTCGATAATCGCCCATTGCCACATAACCGTGACCTCCTTCATTTGATGGCTATATTATAGCATAGTTTTAGGAAATAAGCAAGAGATAATTTTAGATGTTTAACATCTAAATTTGGAAATGAAATTAGCACGTTTTAGGATTTTAGTTTAACTATTTTCCTATCAACGTGCTTAAGTTGTATTGAGTTTTGGGATGTTATTCTACAATTTCATAATCATCTGATTTTTCATAATGTAAACTGAAATTGCCATATTCGACCGAACAAGGGTCAAGAATGTCCTCATAACCTTGGTCTAAAGCGTCCTCTTTTAGTTGAGTTTCGGGAATAATGTAACCAAACATTTTGTTCATCCAATAATAGTTTTTCATTTTGAAATACCGCCTTTCTTAATTTCAAATATATTATAGTATAGTTTCAGGAAATTGTCAATAGGATATTTTAGATGTTAAACATCTAAAAACTAAATCCAAATAAGAAGAGCGCTGTTAGCGCTCTTCATTGCTGTCCTGTGGTACTTTAGTGCGGCGAAACCAGAACAGATAGGCAAGACGAATCAGAAGGAAAGCGCCATAATCAAATGTCGGAAGATTGAACTCCCAAGCAATAATGTTGTTCCATGCCAACATCATGAACAAAGGAGCAAGGAAGAATCCAATAATGATCGCAATGACATCATCCATAACCTTATTCTTCATAGTGTTGCCTTTCTGGTTTGAGTTGTTTTCCTTCAACTTTGTGAGTACATTATAGCATGACTATAGTTACTTGTCAACATCTTTCTTTAGATGTTTAACATTTAATATATATATAATAGACCTGTTAAGGTCTATTGTACATTACTACGGTTTTTTCTGTCTGCCAGTCATATACACAGATCGCTATACAGTCTTCATCCATCCAGTAGATGCTAACCGCATTGAGTGCTCGCATAAGATCATTAGTGATTTCTGTCTTGTTGGCATCTGCATAAGTTGTGATAATCTGATAACGTGCCATACTTTCGTTTCTCCTATCCTTTGATGGATTAAGTATACTACACTTCATGTAGTTTGTCAATGACTATTTTTAGATGTTTAACATCTAAGTTTTCTTTGGCGCTTTATGCGCCAAGAATAAGCCTTTTTAATACCGTCATTATTTCTTTCGGCATATATGCTTTACCTGTCCATACTAAACGATTATACGCTTCATCATCAAAAAGAATATCGTCATCGGTATGTCTATATCCATGCTTGGCCCAACCATAATTAACAATTTTGATTTCATCCCACGTTACTGACGGTAAATGCCGATTCAGCCACGCTAACTTCGTCTGTGTGACTTCTTTGTTATAGCTCCATGAACCACTTTTACTTGTCCAGCTGATAATCCCGATGCCGTACCCAGCAGCTTGTACACGATGAAGCAGCTTTGCCAGCTGGCTCATATGTACCAGCGGCCTTGCTTGTGCGTATGGTGTAGTATCTTCTGCCATGAGCATCCCAAGCCAACCTTCGACGCCATAAAGGTCCGCAATAGTGCCGTCCATGTCAAACCAGACCATTTTTTTGACCATTTTTTCCATTGTCCTAACTCCTTCCTTGTTCCCTTTGAACATGCTTAGTATACCATAGAATTAACCGCTTGTCAATAGAACAATTTAGATGTTTAACATCTAAAAAATACGCAAGGGTTTTTCAACCCTTGCGCATCTCGATAGAAAAATCATCATAATCAAAACCACGTTCTTTACAGTCAGCAATAATAGCCGCCTTTTGCCGTAAAGCCTCTTCACGCGTTTCGACCAAATCGCCCCACTGAAAACCGAAACCATCAACCACGACGTAATACATTGTGGGTACCTCCTGTCTTTTGATGTAATCAGTATACCATATTTTGCCGTTTTGGTCAATCCTATAATTTAGATGTTTGACATCTAAAAAGATAAAATAAAAAAATGGCGCTTTTAGCGCCATATGGTTTTACCATTTCTGACATAACGATTTTGATTATATATCACTTTGTCCCATAATTCTTCTGGTATATTCATCCTGCCATTATAAACCCTGACTAACTCGTTAATGGTAGTTACATAAATTGTAATAATTTTTTGCTTGTCTTGCGATTTTACTACCGTTATACCCGTATTTGTTATACATACATATTTAAACTTGAATCTTGCGTTTGAAGAGCATTCAAGCCGTTCCTGCACGATATTCCCTAAGCCAATTTCTGTGATAATACGCTGCACCCTCTCGAAGCGGTCATTGGCACAATGGCTTGTCATCGTGGCGTTCATGGTGAAACCTCCCTTGCTTTTCTGAATATAGTATAGCAGAAAAAATAAAAGTTGTCAATAGATAATTTTAGATGTTTGACATCTAAAAATTATATGGTGTACTGCCTTAGCAATACACCAGAGACATATCAGCCCATTTGAGTACGGAAATCTGATTGTACTTCTTGCCGTCCGCAAGCGCTTGCTTTTTCGTATTGACTCGATAGCTGTGATCCACATAATAGATTCCATCGCTGTACCAGATTCCACAATTCCCGTTCATATCCTGAACAGCCTGTAGAGCTTCCTGCACATTGCAGCATTCTACACCATAATCCGCAACCTGATAACCCGTCTTATAGGTTATCTCTTTGTAGTCCTTTAAGGTCATGCCGTCGTTGTTCTTGAGTGCTTCTAACTTTTCTTTCATGGTAGTAGCTCCATTCATTTGATGGTTTTATTATAGCATACAGCTCACAGATTGTCAAGCATAATTTTTAGATGTTTGACATCTAAATTTTGTGCGAGGAAGTGAGAGCTTTTGCTCTCACTTTCCCCATTCAAGGTTCCAGTCGTAGTCGTACAGGGTTCCATCGTCCATTGCCCACTCATTGATTCGATACATCCGGCGCCGAAACTGTTCGAGAATGTGCTGAGCTTGTAGAGCTCTTGCCGGACATTCCAGCGTGATTTTGTCCGCCCTGCGTTCCGTCACTTTCATTCCTTCCCAGTTGATCATAGCTCTCACGCTCTTGTTCGCAATCCGTTCAGCAGTCAGCAGAATCTGCTGGTTGTCGTTGTAGGCATAAACCGTGATTGTCATTGTTTTCATCCTCCTTATTTTTCGTTTGACGGTTCAAGGGCTTTTAGCCCTTGAACTCGTCCTTATCCATGATAGAGTAGTTTGGGTTCTGGCGCTTGACCAATTCCGCAACCCACACATAACGCTTATAGCTGAGCTTGACGGGCTGGAGCTGGAGCTGATGCTTTGCAGGCTTATAGCTGAACCAGCACTTGAGGCCCTTATCGCTGTAGCTTGCCAGATATTCCAGCAGGTCCGCGAGAGGCAGGACAATTTTATACTCGTCTTTGAACGGTTCCCAGTGGTACTCAATGCCTTTTTTTGCCTGCAGGAACAGCTTGTCCCAGCACTCTTGTTCATTACAACCATACGCCCATTGCGCAAACCCTGTCTTGTGTTCGATTCGGACTTGTCCGATTCGCTGATCGTCCAGCTTGACACTGCGACAACGTACATCATGCAGATACATCCGGCTCTGATGGGCAAGCGCGTATTCTACACGCTCCATAACTTCATTGCGCTTGCCATATGAACCGGTAGAACCCATTGCGTCCTGTTCGTCCAGCTCGTCCAGATAGTTGTCCAGCTCCATCATAATCAGGTCTTCATTCGATGTACGGACGGCATACCAGTCTTCATAATGCTGTTCCCGCATCGCTTGCAAGTCCTCCCGAGTTTCAATTTCATAAACCCTGCCGTTTACCTTGACTGTCATTGTTTTGACCTCCGTTCTGTTTTTTCCCTCTCGGGATGCCCCTATTATAAACGATATTCCCCCTCTTGTCAACCCTAAAATATGAAAAAAGTGTGAATAAAATGTTAATAAATTATGAACAATACAAAGTGGGGCGGGATACATACAGGAACAGCCCAGACAGCCTGATTTTTATTTTCGCGGATATCCACATTCTCCACCAACTTTTTTATTTCCAAACTTTTTTATTTTCAACTTTTTATTTTTCAACTTTTTTATTTTCAACTTTTACCTTGTTAAATACTTGACAAAATTAAAAAAATATGCTAATATATACATGAAGGGATCCTATAACCTCGAGGTGATTACATGTAATGAAACGAAACTACTCATTAGATTATTCTATATAGCGCGACATAGATCGTGTCGCCGCTGTAACTGATATATTAGATAAATTAGAAAAAAATCCTTCTCCCGCTTAGCTAGACCAAATGGGTTCATACATCCTATACGGTAAAGATGAAAATGGTTTAAACGCAGCGAAGCGTGGCGAAATTATGACAAATAATACAAGGTACCAAAATTATAGAAAGAAAGAAGATAAGAATTTATCCCTAGATGAGATATTAGAGAATCCGCTAGCGGACGAACAATCGTTAAAAAATATCACAGAAAAGCGCACATATACCGCACCAAAACCAACCATTGCGCGGCCCCGTTACGACCGTGCTGGCAACCTAATTGACGCCGGCGATAGCGATGTGCCCGGCATGACAGAACTTTGGTAGTCCATTGACCGCCTTGAAAAAGTTATTGCGACCTACAAAGGCCAACTAGCGGCAGACGAAGATACTCCTCAACTTGCTAGCGATTATCGCCTCTACCAATTAAAGCATTGGTTAATTGACCTGCGGCGTCATCAATACTATTTGAAAGATGCCTACAAACCAACTCTCCATTTCGCCTCTATCGCGCCGCCTCACGCGCAATTCATAGATTGGTCACAAGATTGCGCCTATTGGATTACGAAGGAAGAATGGGAACATAAGATACAGACTTCTTTACTGCGCCATTTTTCCACCAATCTTAAAGACTATGAGACAAAGGAAGTAGAGGGGGAGTTACTTATAAAGTGGGTGGTGCGGCGGCACACATTCGATTGGTAGAACTATAAGCATGTCGCGGCCCTAATTAATAATTATGATTTATTATATGACACATTCCGGACTCGTATAGAAACATACGGGCGTACCTTTATATTTGATTTTGAGCGCTATCGCTAGCTTGCTAATCTTACAGAAGTTCAAGACTACCTATTAACAAAAAAAATTCAGCATGTACCCTATGATGAGATTTTGCGCGATCTGCGGCAAAACTATGATTTAGTATATAATTAGAATCATTTAAGTGTTATTTTCGCGCAAGCTATTCCAAAAGCTTTCGCGCTCGCGGCTAAAAAACAACGTCTTATAGTAGATACCCCAGCAGACCAATGGAAGCAATGCTTCCGTTGCGGTAAAAAATTTCCAAGGCATCCTGTATTTTTTGGATACAATGCCGGCAGAAGAGATGGGTTTGCTTCTAACTGTAAAGAATGTGAGCGGCTAAGGCGAATTTCTAAAGGAGGGCAAACATTATATGATAGACGAAGAAAAGATAACTTCGCGCAAATGTCTGCGGTGCAAGCAAACAAAAACACTTGATAATTTTGCGCGCACACCTTCTAAATTTTTCCCTAACCATCGCTCTTTAATTTGTACGAGTTGTTTAGAAGTAATGGTGCCGCAGGATAATTTAGGAGAAGTTGATAGACTTTGCCGCTACCTAGATGTGCCATTTGATTTAAATAAATGGACTAGCTTATATGAGATACATAAAGATCATACATTAACGGCTTATTTTAATTTGTTATTAGATGACCATTATCAAGCTCTACAGTGGACAGATGAAAATAAGCGTTGGCACTTAGCACAGCAAGAACAAACAATTGATGATTAGGTTGAGGCTTTAAGTGCGGCTAAATGGCGGCAATTAAAGCAAGATTGGTCCTCTTCTTATACCAAATAGGAGTTACTTTGGCTCGACAATTATTATAATCAAATTGTTAGTACTCAAAATGTCTCAACTCCTATTCTTCAGAATTATGCGCGTGATTTATGTGAAATTGAGTTGCGCATTAAAAAAGGTTTGCGCTCAGATGTAGATGTAAAAAAAGATATGGACGCGCGCGACAATATTATTAAGATAGCTAAATTTGAAGCCTCTAATGCGAAATCTGCGGCGGACTTTTAGTCAGTGGGTGAATTAATGGTCTATTATGGCAAAAAGGGATGGCATCCTAACTGGCATACTGAACCGCAAGACTCAATTGATTTTATGATGGAAAATATTCAAAACTACTTGCAGCGGCTAGTACGAAATGAGGGAAATTTTGCAGAGCAAGTTGAAGATAAAAAAGCACGTTATAATATGACGGAGCGCTTAGAAGAAATTGAGAACGAAGCGCTTGAAGACGACGGAAATGATAATATTGAATACGAAGGGGGAGATGAATTAGAGGAGGAATTGGATGAATGAGGTAATATTAAAAAATGGGATTCCTATTTAGAAAGGAAGTGTATTGACTAAACAATTTTTAGATAGGAATCAAGAATTATTTACTAAATATCTAAATTTTTGGATACTATATCCTGATGCCTATTTAGACGCAATCCAAGACTCCTAGGATGCAAAGCATTTTCATCTCTTACCTTATCAGCGCATTGCATTGCGCGCGAGTATGCGATACCGTTATCATTTTTGGACTGCTACTCGTGCAACTTCTAAATCTTTTACTGCCTATTTAAGTTCGGTCTGCCGTGCAGTTCTATTACCTGGATCTAATATTATGATTGCTTCGGATGTAAAAGGTACGGTTATAAAAATTGCCGAAGCAAAATTTGAAGAAATTTTTCGCCATTGGCCTCTATTACGAAAAGAACTTGCTACACGCGAAGATGACGGAAAGACAGGTATAAAATCAAGTAACAATTATTATGAGCTACGCTTTAAAAATGGCAGTATGATTACTGTAGTTTCTAAAGATACTTCACGTGGTCTACGTGCAACTGCGGCAATATTAGAGGAAGCTGCGACAATTGAAGAAGAACCTTATAATGAAGTGCTATTACCGCAAATGAATGTAAAGCGCAGAGAAGTAGATGGGACTATCAATGTAGAATAGCCTAGTTCTCCACAAACTTTTATTACAACCGCGCGTGAACGAACAGTATATATGTATAGCAAACTTATATAGATTACCGTTAATGCGGTTTTACGACCAAAAGAATATTTTTCTTGGGGTTAACTTATAGCCCCGTTAGCCAGTGATGGTTAAGCAATAAACATCTTAAAAGCTGGAAAGTCTTAAAATCAATTATACTTTTCTTATTTGTTCTCCAAGATAAGCAAAGTTACGAAAGTAGAAATAAATAATTGAGTGACGCATGGAGTAATCCTAAACGTTGGAAATAGATAATCAGCACCAATTATAATAGGAGGATAATTATATGCCTAAAAAATTAACAAAAGAAGATGTAACAGAACGCATTCAAAATAAATGGCCTTAGTGGCATTTTCAAGTTTTAACTTATATAAATGCTATGACCCCTTGTAAAATTAAATGCTTATAGTGCGGGTTAATTAAAGAATATAAACAATTATATCATTTATTAACGAAATCTTGTCCTTGTGAATGTAATTCTAATTCTTCACAATTTAAATCTAAACAACAAATTAAAGAATTAAAATAGTTTTTTGAAAATAATAAATAGTTTGAACTTATTGAATGGACAGTAATGAATGATAAAAAGCATAAGCCCGCAGTAAATATCTATCATACAAAGTGCGGAAGAAATTTTATTCGTAGAACTACTACATTCTATCAAAATCGTATTTGTCCATATTGTGACGGCAATGCTATGCCAGATACACTTGAAATAAGCAAAAGATGCAAAGAAAAAGGATATACATTATTAACCTAGTATAAAAGTTTACAAGATAAAGTTTTAATACGACATGACAAGTGTGGATTCATATGGAGTATTAAACCTTATAGATTTTATCACGAATTAGACGGTGATTGCCCTAATTGTAATAAAACAATTTCTAAGGGAGAAAGACGTATTATGTAGTATTTGGAATAGCATAACATAAAATTTTCACGAGAACATAGTTTCTCATGGCAAAGTCATAAATCATATAGATATGATTATTTTATTCCGGAATATAATTTAATTATAGAATATCATGGCATTCAACATTATGAAGAAACAAACTTCTTACATTCTTCTTTATAGATAAATCAATAGCATGATGCTATTAAACAAAGATAGGCAATAATTAATGGATATAACTATTTAGTTATACCTTATAGTCATTATACTAAAATTAATGACATATTAAATAATTGGTTCAACGACTATCCGAAAGGAGTAAATAACAAGCTAATGGTTATTGAAAGAGATGTTATCTTTAATAAAAGATAAAAATATAGTCTAATCTCTATAGAAATATAGAGCCGCGAAGGGGTTAAAGAGTTGCGTCTTTAATTAAATAAAAATGATGAGTTACGAAGTACCTTTACACTATGGTCTATTAGATAAAGCTACATTATTAGACCAACGATATTCTTCTACTATTAGTGAAGAGTCCTTCAGTAGATAGGAGTTGAGTATTTGGACTGGGAATAATAAAGAAGCTTGGCTAGATTCTAAGACTTTAAATCGCAGAAGAAAATTATTAAAATGTGAGCGAAAAGCACAAGAGAATCCTACTAACGCTAATACTCAATATATGATTGGGGTAGATATTGGTAGATATAATGCTAATACGGCGGTAATGATAGGAAAAATTTTTCCTACACAGAATGGCTTTAAAAAACATATTGTTTATACTGAAGTTATTCATGGCGCGAATTATATAACTTAGCAAGCTCCCCGATTAAAAAAATTAATTCAATTATATCATCCTAAAGAAATTGTCATTGACGGGAATGGACCTGGTATTGGCTTATTAGATGCGATGGTATTGCCTTCTGTAGATTTAAAAACAGGAGAGCAATTTCCTGCCTATTATGTTTTTAATAATGACCATCATTTACCTCCGTAGATGACGAATCCATCAGAAGAGCCAAAACCTGAATACAACGCTATCATTTATGATATGAAAGCGGGCGCGGCTAATGATGATGTTATCCATTCTAACTTTTTCGCGCAAATCAATAGCGGAGCAGTTTCACTTTTAGCACACGAAAGAATTGTGAAAGACAAGTTGCTTGCGACAAAAAAGGGACAGAAGATGACATTATATGATAGGAGAGTATTTTTACTTCCCTATGAAATGACTTCTAGGTTGATTGATGAATTAAATAATTTAAAGCTAAAACCCACCGGATAGAAAAATCAATTTAAAGTTGATAGAATTTCTCGTTCAATTGAAAAAGACCGTTTTAGCGCCTTATAGTACCTTCTTTATCGCGTGAAGTACTACGAAGATAAAGCGACTTATCGTAAGAAGAAGAAAAATTTTAGTTAGTATATATTCTTTAGTCCTAAAAAAATAGGGGGTGGTAACATTGGGAAAAGAAAATGAAAAACGAGATTTTAAACAATTCCGAATTGATATTGAACGCAATCGCACCCCTATAAATGGCCGCCGAGCTTATTATGGTAGATATGGAGGATATGTTAATGACCCTGTTGCGGAAGATTTTACTTTATAGGAAATCTTACGCATTATTCGCTCTGGCGATTTAGCATCTCTAAGATAGCTATCTAGGTATTATTATCGTGTAAATGGTAATTATCGAAATAATATTGATTTTCTCGCGCATTTACCTTTATATGATAGTGTGGTGGTTCCAGTATTTCAAGAAGGTAAAGGTTCTAAAACTCAAATCTTAAAGGCTTTCTATACCGCGTGTGATTTTATAGATAAGTTAGATTTACCTAATACTCTAGCGCATGTAACCACGGAATGGTTAATTACCGGTATTTATTACGGCATACTACGCACCGTAAATGATAAAGTTACTTTACAAGACTTGCCATTAGAGTATTGTCGTACAAGATTTAAAGATTTTAATAATTTAAATATTTTAGAATTTAACTTAGCATATTTTTTCACGATTAAAGACGAAAAACAAAGAGAAGAAGTTATACGCACTTTTCCACCAATAGTACAAAAAGCGTGGAGAAAAACGCAAGGTAAAGGAATTGATAATTGGGTAGCAATTACATCAGAATATGGTGGAGTTTGCTTTTGTTTTGCGCATGATCAAACGCCACTCCTGGTAGCTAGCATTCCTGAATTAAAGAAATTAGACAACGCAGTTGGCCGCGAAGAAAAACGAGATGAGAATGAACTTTATAAACTATTAATACAAAAAATGCCTATTGGTAGTAATGGAGAATTAGTATTCCAGTTAGATGAAGTCGCAGATATTCACGCATCTGTAGCTAATATGCTACAAGATGTAGATACTGTAGATGTTTTAACTACTTTTGGCGATACTAATTTAGAAAGTTTACAAGAAAGCACCTCAGCGAGTCAGTCTTCTGACCGTATTGAAAAATATAAGAAAAATGCTTGGGATGCTCTAGGGCGTGGAGAAATTTTGTTTAGCGCGACAAATAGTTCTTCACTTGCGTATAGTATTAAAAAAGATGAGACTCTTATGTCGGCATATTTAAATATTTATGAAAGTTGGATTAAATTCTTAATTAATGATCGTTTTTCTCGTAAAAATTTAACATTTGATTTTTAGATTCTTCCATTGACTGTATTTAATCGGCAAGATTTACAACAGAACTACTTCCGTGGCGCGCAATACGGATATTCTAAAATGTTTGCCGGCGTAGCAATGGGAATTAAGCAAATGGACCAACTTAGCTTAATGAATTTTGAAAATGAATTCTTAGAAATGTCCACAAAGATGATTCCTTTACAATCTTCTTATACGACTTCAGGTAATGTGATTGCTAACGAAGAAAAAACTACTACCAAACAAACAACTACAGTTACTGGTGGTGCGAATTTAGATAATACAGGGGGTCGTCCAGAACTTCCTGATGAACAAAAATCTGAAAAAACTCAAGCTAATATTTAGTCTATGGGTTAAGGAGAATAACTATGGAAAAAGCAATTCCTATTTATTTTGATAATGTTTTAATTGCTTCTCCATTACAGCAAGTTTCTGAAACGAACCCTAATTTGGGGCGGCTAAAAGTCGGCGTATTTACTAAATATGGTAATCGAAATGGATCATATATTACTGATGACGTTGCTGAGAAACTAATCGAAAGCGCAACTAAAGGAGATACTCCTGTAATTGGTTTTTTTGATCCTTAGACTAAGAGTTGGGCAAGTCATACTGGCCCAACCTTAGCGAGCGCCTATGGCTATGTAGAAAATTTTGAGGGGTGGCAACCATTAGTTGATACTGATGGCGAAACTCGTGACTATGCTGTCTTTACTGTAGTGCTTTTTACTAAGTATTTTGAAGAAGCAAATTTAATTATTGGACAAAATCAGTCTATGGAATTAGATATTAATTCTATTACTGGTGATTGGGCGGATATTAATGGTACAGAATATTATGTCTATACTACTGCCGCAATCCAAGGATTATGTGTTATTGGGGCACATGAGCCTTGTTTCTCAGTGTCTTCTTTCTTCTCTAAAGAAGATTAGAACTATCCTACCCAATATGATAAGTTTTCTTCACTTTTAGCTGCGGCTAAAGCGCAAGTTGAAGAAGCTGATAAAAATAAAGAGGGAGGAGAACAACCCATGAATGAATTTGAAAATGAACAAGAAGTTGTTGAAGAGCAAGTTCAAACCGAAGTTGTTGAAGAAACCCCCGTTGAACCTGAAGTAGAAACTACTCCAGAAGAACCAGAAGTGGATCATTTCGCGGAATTACAACAACAATTTGAGGCTCTACAGGCTTCTTATAATGAACTAAATCAACAATATCAAGACGCTCAGAATCGTATTGCTGAGCTTGAAACATTTCAGCAAACAGCTAATACAGATCTTGAAGCGCTTCGTCAGCAGAATACGGAATTACAAGCAACTATTACTTCTTATGAAACACAAGTAACTTCAATGAATGCTGCGCGGAAAAATGATCTCATTAATAAATATGAAAAAATGATTAATGAAGAAGAAGAAATTGAGCGTTTCCGTGCGGAAGTTGACAACTATTCTTATGACGAGCTTGAGAGCAAATTAGCTATTACCTTTGCTAATCAGCAAATGGCTCAAAAAGAAGTAGAAGAAGATAAAGTTCCTCTAATTGAGCCGCAAGAATCTCAATTTGCTCTATTAATGAAAAAATATAGGAAGAATTAAGGAGGAATAACTTATGAGTATGAAACGTTTCCCTCTAGAACAATATGCTACTCTAGAGTTAAATCAAGTGGCGTTCCCAAAGACTGGTATGGTCGTTTCTCAAACTCCGCTAGGTGCAAAGTTTGTAGAAGGCGGGAGCGGCAATTATGGTGTATGTGAGAATGGTATGTGGGTTGTAGCTGATAAGTCCAAGGGTTATCTAGATGCCCCCGCTGCTGCTACTGACACTCCTATCGGTATTGTTTATACCGCTGAAAAAGAATATGATATTATGCACTATGGTCTAAAGACTTTTGGTCGTAAGGTTGCTGGCGATTATCCTCGTGTTGGCATTCTTGGTTTAGGTGATACCGTAACCACCAATTGCTTACAGTATGATAATAGCGAAGATGGCTTTAAGGCTAGCGGCTCTGGTGACACTGCAAAGACCGAGGAAGAGAATCTTTATGCAACTCTCGAAGCTTGGGCCACTACCCCTGTATATGTTAAGCCTGTTGCCGGTTCTCCTGTTCCACAGCTAACTAAGACCAAGCCTGAATCTGGCACTTATGGTAAAGTCACTAAATTCTATACCGTACCTAACGGCGAAAAGGGCGTTAAGTATGAAATTGTTTCCTTAGGTTAATGGGAGGTGCGAACTATGAATAATCTACAAGTTCTTATGAACGGCGTATTTGGCCGTAAAGTTCCTGCTGAGTTCGCAGCCGAAAATTATGATTACGAAGCTGCCCTGCATGATGAACTAGTAAAATTACTATGCAACGAAGATGGTCGTATTAATCGTTATAAGTTTGAACGTAATAAGATTGATCTATTTGAACTTCTATCTCAAAATCTTGACGAAGTTCTTCCCCAGAGTGTAGAACAAGCTGTTTACATGTTTGCTGAAGTAATGCGGGTTCCTCAAGGTTCTCGTCCTGCTTTTACTGTTACTCGTGGTAAGCAACGCGGCAAGCAATTTGTAACTCGGGCTACTGAATCTGGTAACTACGAGACTTTCCGTCTTGACCGTGATCGTTTCGATATTTATCCTGTTGCTATTGGTGGCGCTGGATATGTCGATTTTGAACGGTATCTAGATGGTATTGAAAGCATTACTGATATTTATGAAGTAATTAATGCCGGTATGCTAGATCGTATCTTTGAAATGGTCCAAGAAGCTCTACTTTCTACTTGGAATCTTGCTGGCCGTCCTGCCCGCAACAAGGTAGTAGCTAATAATTTTGATCCTACCGCGATGAGGAAGCTCTGCAATACAGTTGCTGCTTATGGCACTCCTGTTATTTATTGCTCTCCTGAATTTGCTGCTGAAATGGTCAATGCCATTGTTTATAATTCTACCACTAAGATTTCTGATCAGGATATGATTGAAGTTCGTGAACGTGGTTACATTGGTAAGTTCCAAGGCACTAATGTTATCGTTATGCCTCAGTCTTTCACTGATGAAACTAATACTAAACTAGCGATGAACCCCTCTTTTGCTTATGTTATTCCTACTGGCAAGGAGAAGCTAGTTAAGCTAGTCTTTGAAGGAAATTCTTATTTCCGTGAATGGGATGATCACGAAGGTGATAATTCTATTACTATACAGGCTTACACTAAGGTCGGTGTTGCTGTTGTTGCGACTCCTAATTATTGGGGAATTTATTACAATTCTTCTCTAAATGCTGGCAGCGGTTGGGAAACCTATAACCGGACTCTAACTGCTTAATTTATATAATAGGGGCGGGTTTACGCCCGCCCCGGTTTTTTGCGTAAAAGGAGGAAATATATGAGTAATTTATCAATTAAAAATATTAGTTCTGCAAATATAGTATTAACTGCACCAAATATTCGATTCCGCCGTGAACTGTCCCCAGGACGGACACTACCTTTAACAGCGGAATAGTATGAAGAGCTTTCATTTGATAGCGGCTTTTCTGCCTTATTAGACGGACATTATTTACAAATGTTTGGATTAGATGAAGATAAGGAAGCCGTTACTGTTGATGGAGCAGATAAAGTCTATAGTGCAACTGATATTGACAAAATACTAGACACTTTAGATATTACTACTTTTGCTAAATTTTTACCTACGGCGGCGGATGCTGAAAAAGAAACTGTTGTAAAATTAGCAATTGAAAAAGGTATTACAAATGGTGGCTTTACCGCTCTCATTAAAAAATATTGTGGCGTTGATGTGATTAGTGCGATTAACATGAAACATCAAGCCGAAGAGAATTAATGGCTACTCCATTACTTAAAGTATATGACGCATTTCTTGCGCGCATAACCGCCGATGAATGGACTCTAGAAGAAGAGCTCGCAATTGTAGAGCGGGATTGGCGATAGCTTTTAAGGATGTCTATTTTTCGATTTAAATATCCTCGTATTTCATTAGAAATTGAAGAAAATAGTGATGATCCTAATACATACCAATTCACTGAAGATTTAACAAATGATGAAATTCAATTACTTGCTTTATATATGAAACATGAATGGGTAAAAAGATGTATCGCAAGTTGGGAAAATATTCGTCAATTATACGCAGATAAAGACTTTTCACAAGCAAATCATCTTGACAAATTAAATAAACTTGAAGCTGCGATAGCTTTATAGATACAACATGCAGAAGGAATCTACGATAGATCACGGTCAAAGCGGCCAGCAGATTTATTTAGAAAGTTAGCAGGAAAGAAAAATATTGTCAGATGAAACCTTTAATGGTTATAAGCGCAAGATGAAAGGTCGATTATATGGCGTATTATGTGAAAAAGAAAAAAATGGTGAATGGGAAAAATTTTTAGATTCTATTATTATTGAATTAGAAGGTTTAGGCGCGACATCTATTAACTATTGGTCTTTAATTGGAAAATTAAATTCGCTTAAGCATTTAAATTATGATTATTTCCGTAAGACCATATTTTAGTGTATGAATTTAGTAGGTGATTTAAATGAGCCAGACGAATTATCTTAATGTTTATTATTCTCGCCTAAATCATATGGGAAATTCTACTGCTTAGCGTATTAGAAATGGAGGAATCCGTTCGTTCTATAAATGGTTAGCGGAATCGCCGCATACTGTTAGAGAATTATCTGTTGAGCGCGGTATTTATTTTGATGGTATTATATTAACTAGTAAAGATAAAGAATACCAAAAAATTATGTTTTTAAATGTTAGTAATGATACTCCTCTATGTGTAGGAGATATTATTACATGGCCGCTGTAGAATGGGACAGAAGAAAAATGGATTATAATACAAGAAGAAAAAAAAGTAAATGGAACTTACCGAACCTTTTGGATAGTTAGATGTAATTATCTAATGAAATGGGTAGATGGGAAAGGACATGTTCAACAATCTTGGTCTTATTTTGTTAGTTCATTAGATAGTAAAATTAAAGGTAACTTTAGGACATGGAATTCTTTAATTTCGCCGCAACCGAATAAATATGCAGAAATTTTAATGCCGCGGTATCCAATTGATCGAGCGACAAATTTTATCGTAGAAGAAGAGTCTTGGACAGTAGTAGAATATGATCATACTAGCGTTCCAGGTATTATTTATTTATCTTTAACTGAAGGTAAGATTAATAGTATTTATGATGATGTTCCTAATGATTTAGCAGATACAGATAAAATTGCTAAATATGAGCTATTAGTGCCCAATTAGAAACAATAGGTTTCTGTGGGTTAGAAATTTACTCCTGCATTTACATTAACTAAAAATGGCATTCCTTGTGATTAGCCTGTGCAATTTAGCTCAACTAATCCTGCGATTATGAAGGTATAGAATAATGAATTAATTGCGATAAGTAAAGGAGAAGTAGATATTATAGTAACACTTATTAATTATCCTACTATTTATCAAACTTTACAGATAAATGTATCTAATGAATAGACTTTTTCTGCATATATTGAAGGTCCAGATAAGATACGACTTGATCGAGATGGGATTTATACATTAATTGGGACATAGAATTTAATTGGAGAAGTTATTTTTACAATTGATAAGAATACTCCTTATGCAAAAATTGATGATAAATATAATGACAGTATTAGTTGTAAAGTTCATGCTAATGATAAAAATATATTAAAAGATGTTATTTTACAAGCGGAATACAATGGTACAGTTTATACTAAAACTATTTCTATTATCCCATTATGGTAAGAGGTGAGAATATGAATCTAGAATTAACACAACGGCGTTTTTCCGTAATGGGAGAAAATACTTTTCGTATCGCTAATAAAATTATGTCTAATCAAAAAATTTGCCGCTTATTAAAATATCAAACAAAAAGTCCATTTGCAGAGGAATGTAATGGGAAGCCTCAGCCTGATGTTGATGGTACAGAATTAATTAATAAACAAATTTTAATTGTCCCAAAAATTTTTGATGATAGTACAGAAAAAATGTCATATATTACCGCTATTTTTGATAATTTTATTGTAAACCCTTTAAACCCTGAATTTAAAATTTCAACAATTCGATTTGATGTAGCTTGTCCATATGATGAATGGTTGTTAAATGAGCATTCATTACGACCATATTTAATTATGCAAGAATTAGATATTATGTTTAATCAAGCTAAATTAGCTGGTATTGGTAATTTATAGTTTTATCGCGCGGACAATCTAGTTCTTACTCCTTGGATGGGCGGTTATTCAATGGTGTATAAGATTAATGAATTTAACTGATGATGAAATTTTAAAATTTCAAAAAGGTACTCCGGTATTTTTAGATGACATTTGTGCTGTATATTCTGTCACTATAGGCGAAATTGTAGATTTAGGATATAGTAAGTTTCAGTAGTATTTAAGTATTATTACTGCAACGAAGCCTTTATTAAAGGCAGATAACGAATTTGCTAAAGCCATAAGTAAGTTGTCTGATTTTGAATATATATTAATGATGACTTATATGGATCAAAAAACTAATGAAGTATTAAAAGAAGCTTTTAAGTTTTTTACTCATTAGGTTGTAACTTTTTCTTTGGAGCCCGCACAAATTGTGTTAGGGCCATTAGAAGAAAAACACATTCTCAATGAAGAGAAATTCTATTAGCTTCAATCACTTATTAAGCGTGCATACTTTATGGAATTATAGGGTGAATAGATTGTAATTCATAAAGATGATTCACCATCTATTAAGAGATTGAAAATGCAGATGCGAGAAAATCGTGAAAAAGTACACAAAGCAAAAGCTAAAGAAGCTGCGCGAAAAGGTACTGATTTACAATTTTCTGATTTAATCGGCAGCTTTACAATTAATCATTGTAATATTAATGCTGTTGATGTTTATAAAATGACATATTATATGTTTCATGATCAGCTTAAGCGAATGGGTTGGCGTGATGAATATAATATCAATAGTCGTGCAGCATTAGCTGGCGCGAAACTTAACAAATCGCAATTAAAATATTGGATGCGATCAATTAATAATTAATAAATGGAGGTAACTTTTATGGCTGTTAATATTTTTGATAAATATGGCATTAAAGAAGTTGCTAATGTATATTTTGAAGCTCTAGAAAATGATATTCCTGCTGGCGTATACAAGGGCGACATCGTGCTATTTCTAGATACACTAAAAGTGTCTACAATTGAAACCACTGCTGAAAACGTTGCTGCGCAAGGCGGTTGGGGTAATCCAAGGCTAGTACAATGGGACTATGGTAAGGAAATTAATGTAACCTTAACTGATGCTCTAATGTCTCTAGAATCCCTTCGTTTTATGATGGGTGGCGCTATTAAAGAAGCTAAGACTGGAAAGCCCGTGCTTGTCCGCCGGACCGCAGAAGTCATATGTGATAATAAAGGTGCTTTACCTGATATTACAGATAGGTTTGGTGGCCCTTATGAATTCACAGCTTCTACAGCTCATCCTGTGCGCGTTATTAACTTAACAACTGGTGTCCGTACTCAAATTACTGAAGGAGCATTTGCTAAGGGCAAGAAAATTACAGTTGTAAATGAAGCTGCAGGTGTTGAAAGTGCTGTCACCGCTGCTGGCGATCGGCTACGTATTTTCTGGGAAGAAGAGCGTGTAGGCGGCGAAACTGATAAGGGCGCTGTTGAAGTAACAATTTCTCCTGATACTTTCCCTGGCACCTATCGTATTGTTGGTGATACTTTCATGCGTAACCAGAATGGTAAGGATGAACCTTTCCAATTCATTATTGACCGTGCTAAGGTTCAGAGCTCTGTTACTCTAACCCTAGAAGCTGAAGGCGATCCTACTACTTTTGAAATGACTCTAAACGTACTACGTGGTTCTAGTAGCGATGAAATGATGAAGCTAGTTCGTTATGGCACTGATGACTCTACTGGGGCTGATAATGGCGATGACATTGGTAGCGTTGCTGATGGTAACTAATAATGCTTGATCAGTACTTTGGAATAAAAGAATTGTATTAGGTTGTACTAAAAGCGAAAGCTCCTATGCGATTTGGTTCTAGGTACATTGAAGCAGATGAACCGGTTTTATATTTTGAGAATATAAATCTTTCATTATTATCTGAAAAAAGCCAGCCAATTATGGCTCGCGGCGGATGGGCGAACCTCCCACAAGTAGTGTGGGAGGATCGCTCTGAAGTCACTTTTACTTTATCAGAGGGAATTCTTTCATCTGTTAGTTTAGGAATTTTATTTAATGCGCGTGTCCTAGACAATAAGCATTAGCAAGAGTTATTAGTACGAAGAAGGGAAGGGCCAATGACATTAGACAATGATCATTGTATGATTTTAAAAGATTGGCCTGTCACATTAGATAAGAAAAAAACATTTATTTATAAATATGCGAGAGATAGTATACAAGAAAAAGTATATGGCAAACGTATACATGGTAAATTTGATCCGTGGGATAAAACACAAGAACGTCCTTGTATTCAAGTTTATGAAGATAAAGCATTAACTGAAGAATCGTTGGCAGATTTAGATGCTGAATATATTATTGAATATTATTATCAGTATCCAACTGAAGCCTTAATTTATCGTATTCAAAAATAGAGATTTAATGGATTATTCTCTTTAGAAGGTAAATTTTATTCTAAGGATGAAAATGAAGGCATAAATTATACAAATTTAATTTATATGCCGAAGGTAAGAGTCGTAAGTGATATTGATTTACGCTTGGGAGAAAAGGCTAGTCCAACGATGTCTGTGTTCAATATTATTGGTATGCCCGAGAATATGGGTTCTAATAAAGATGGACTTATTTTATAGATTACTAGATTAGATTCAGATATTGATGCTATTTAATAGCCGTTTCTCTAGGTAGGGAAACGGCTCTTTTTTTATTATGCGGAAAAAGGAGAGTGAATAGATATGGCCAAAGGAATTTCATTTGATTTAACTACTAGAATTGTTGGCTATCAAGATAGCTTAGCTAAAATGAAACAAGCGGTAGATCAGATAGATCCTGGTGCGAAAATTAGTAAATCTATCCAAGAAGCATTTAAAACTGCAGAAGATTATGTTAAACGATTAAGTAAGACTCCAATCGTTAATATTAAAACTGATGATCAGCTACAGCGTTTAATGCAGAGCTTATAGAATGCAAGTGAATTAATTAATAACGTTAATAATGGGATTCAATCTGCATCAACAATAGACTTTAAAGCTCCTGGAATGGATCAAACCATTAAAGATATTAAAGAATTAAATGCACAAATAGAAACTTTGTCTGGTGGCCCAAAATTAACTAGTATTTCTTAGAATGCAGAAGTCATTACTCAGACTTTTGCTGATATGGGGAAAAAGATCGAAAATTTAAGCGCCGCACAAGGTTTAGACATATTAAATAAAAAGTTAGAAGAAACTTAGAAGCGTAGTGCGGCCGCGCAATCTGCGATGGTACAAGCACAGGCAAAAATGGATAGTTGGAAACCTTCTGCTGATTCAACTATGTTTTCTTCAAAATCTGGTGGAGTTGGAACTAAATTATTAAATGAGCTTACTGTTAGTGTAAAACCACATGTAGATATTGATTTTAGTAAGCAGGGTGGTTTTTCTCCTGAAGCTATAAGTCAATTAAGAGAACAGTTAATGGCTCAATTGCGGTCGCAATTAACCACATAGAAATTATAGGACCCAGAGTTAAAAGCAAATATTGCTAATGCTTTTGATAATATATTCAATGAAAGCTTAACTGCTAATAATTTAGAATCAAGAGTTGATTAGTTATATAAAACTTTAGGAAGAGCTTTAAGTACTAAGACAGCTGGAATTAGTAAGTTATTTAATTTTGGAAAAGCTAATACTACACAAGTAGCAGATAATCTAGCTGAGCAATTAAAGGCATCAACCATACAAGCCATTCCATACGCTCAACGACTAAAAGAAATTCTTGATAGTCTTGTAAAGCATGGAGCTGCAAGTGAGGCTGATAAGGCTAATATTTTAGGTAATATTAATACTGGTGAACTTGAAGCAGCACGTCAAGCAATGATTGGGTTGCTAGAGGCTAATAAATAGTTACATACACAGCCTCCTGCTAATTTAACCGCAGAATTAAATAAAGCTAAACAAGATTATAGTGATACGACAGCATAGGTTACTCGATTAAAACAAGCAAGAGATGCGATTACAAACAGCCCAGAGTTTAAGAGTATGGCTGCGGACGTTGAACGCTTAAAAGCTCAGGTAGCTGATTTAACAAAACAATTATAGTAGGCTAGGGCTAAATCTGAACAGCTTGGTAAGGGTGCGGCAAGTAGTGCCGCTCAAAGTACACAAAATCTTCGATTAACTGCTCAAGAGGCTCAAAGATATTCTCAACAGCTAGAACGAATTAAAGCACAAGAAAAATTTGTTGGGAAATTAGAAGGTGTTGTTGCTCGTTGGTTTAGTGTTTACGCCGTTGTAAATAAAGTTACTCAAGCAATTAGAAATATGATTTCTACTGTCACGTAGCTTGACAAAACAATAACCAATATTGCTATTGTTACTAATATGTCTCAAGGTGATCTATGGGGACAGATGCCACAATATACAGAGATGGCACGTGAATATGCTGCCTCAATTGCCGGCGTATATGAAGTTTCACAATTATACTACCAGCAGGGTAAGTTAAATATTTGACTTTTTCAGGAAAATATGATATAATATATACATGAGATATAAATTTAAAAGAGGTGTATATATTATGAGAGAAAAAAGAATACAAATTGAAGGACAAGACACTCAATATTTAGTACGAGATAACGGGACAATATGGAGTGAAAAGCGTAATAGGGAATTAAAAGGCACAATTAAAAGGAACGAATATCATACAGTTTATTTAACTCATAATGATAAACAGTATAATTTTATGGTGCATCGTTTAGTTGCATAGGCTTTTTGTGAAAATCCTCATAATTATACAATAGTTCATCATAAAGATAATAATACTCTTAATAATTGTGCTGAAAATTTAGAATGGGTTACTACTGAATATAATAATCAATTAGAAAATAAAAGATAGGCGCGAAAGCGAGCGAATTATTAGAAAGCTGATATGACAAAAGATTGGCGTAAATTATTCTTTGATTAGTAGTATGGAGTTAATTCATCAGGAGAGATAATAAATTTTAAAACTGGTAAATTAATTATTGGTAGTGAACGTAATGGATATCGACGATTCCAATTAAATCACCATACATATTCTATTCATAGACTAGTTTATGAAACATTTATTGGCCCAATTCCATCGAATATGTATGTTGACCATATAGATGGCAATCGTTCTAACAATGATGTTTCTAATTTACGATTAGTAACTCAATCTGAAAATATGTTAAACTCTATGAAAAATGGTCATTCTGGTCAAATACCAGTTCTTCAATTTGATAAACAAGGAAATTTTATACAAGAATTTTCTACAATACAAGCCGCGGCAAATGCAATGAATGTCACACATGCGGCAATTAGAAGCGCAATTTGTCGCAACGGGACTTGTAAAGGATATAAATGGAAAAGAAAATAGTAAGCCCTGAAAACTCTTTAATTGCTGGAAACCCCTGAGAGCCTTTCAGACACGGACCGCACAGTAATGTGCGGTTTTTGTAATACAGGAAAGGATTGGGCAATCAGCAGCCAAGCTTCCTATAAGGAAGAAGGTTCAACGACTAAACCATCGTCAAGATGGAGTAAGCGCAAGCGCGCTGAAAGAGGAGTACCTAGGTGAAACAAGGTAAAATATAGTCTGAACTTATGTGAAAGCATAAGCTGGGTCATCCCGCCAATAGATTAGCGTCCTATTGGGAACATATTGTTACAAACTGCTGATGTAATGAAGTTAACCGAAGAGACATTAAAATTAGCACGTATTTCTGGACTAGATTATACAGAAGCAACTAACTATATGACGAACGCTGTTCGGTCATTTAAAATGGAAATGACTGATGCTGGGCGTATTACAGATACTTATTCAGCTATTGCCGCATCTTCTGCTACAAGTGTATCTGAACTTGCGCAAGCTATGAGTAAAACGGCATCTTCAGCATAGGCTGTAGGTTCTAGTTTTGAAAATACAACAGCCATGATGGCTGTTATGATTGAAGCTACTCGTTAGGCACCTGAAAATATCGGTAGTGCTATGAAGTCAATCATTTCACGTTATGGTTAGTTAAAAGAAAATCCAGCTAAATTAGTAGATAGTTAGGGCGAAGAATTAAGCTTAAATAAAGTCGATAAAGCTTTACAAAGTGTTGGGATTAGTATTCATGATGCACAAGGGCAATTCCGTGAATTTGATGATGTAATTATGGAGTTAGCGTAGTCTTGGGATACTATTGATACTAATACACAACGTTATATAGCTACTGTAATGGCTGGCAACCGTCAGCAATCTCGTTTCTTAGCGCTTGTATCTTCTTATGATCGTTTAAAAGAATTATCCGCAATTGCGGCAGATTCAGAGAATACAAGCCAATTACAATATTTAAAAACTTTAGACTCTGTAGAAGCAAAGCAGCAACAATTAGAGACTTCTATGCAGAGTTTGTATATTGATACCGGTATTGAGCAAAGTTATAAAGCAGGATTAGATTTTGCGAATAACTATATAAAAATGCTTAATAACATGGGCACGGGCACGCAAGGATTTGTTAAGGCTATAAGTCAGATTGGAGTTACATTCTATAGTATTGCAAATATTGTTACTACAGTATTTGGTATTATTAGAAGTAGAATGCAAGTACAAATACAAGCAACCAGTAAGATATTAGATCTTTAGGCTAAACGGCGAGCAGGCACTATGACAGCGGCAGACGAAGCAGAATATCAAGCTTGGCTACAAATACAACAACGAAAACTTCGAGATAGTAAAACTATTAATCAGCAATTAGTACAAGATAATAAAAATAAAAATAATCAAATGATTGCTGATGATCAAGTACAAGCTACTGGAGCACGTGGCAAATTAAATCAAGTAGGTAACTGGATAGGAAAGCATAGTGCTGGTGTAAGTATGGGCCTCAACGCAGGTAGTCTAGTTTTATCTACTTTAGCAATGAATACGCAAAATCAACAAGCACAAGGATGGCTTGGGACAGGTAGCACAACTTTATCCGGCACAGCGCTGGGGTTGCAAATGGGTGGCCTACATGGAGCTGCGATTGGTGGTATCATTGGTTTAGTTGTAGGCTTATTCCAGAATATAGGCAAAATTGTACAATCAGAAACTGATAAATTAAAAGAGCTACAAGAAAAGGCCGCGGAAGCAAACAATAAAGCATTAGAGAAGCAAGCTGATACTAAATCTTTAAATCAACAAATTGAAGCTTTAAGAAAATTAGAAGCGGCACGTTATGATAGTGTAGAAGCAGAAGAAGCTTATTATGAAGCTGCTAATCAGATGGCAGAAAAATATCCTAATTTAATTAAAAGTTTGGATAGTGTTGGAAATGCTACTGTAGATTTAGAAGCAGCAGAATTAGAGTTAAATAAAGCACGTGCGCAAGGCGTTGAAGCCGCGCGGAATGCTGCGGTTGCAGAATATAAAGCAGCGAAACAGGCTGAAAAAACCGTTCCATTAGTAGATTTAAATAAGTTAAGAGTGTCTGATTATGGTAATCAGGAACCAAATGCTTTATCATCAAAATAGACTGATCAATTAATATGGGATAGTCTACACGAGGGAAATATTATTAGCCAAATATATGACGCGATAAGTTTTGATGATGAATCAGAATTGAAAACAATTATTCAAGACGCTAAACAAAATTGGGAAACTTTAACATAGGAGCAGAAGAAATATATCACATGGGTTGATACACAACTTAATGTATAGGATACTAAAAGAGAACAAGGTTTACGCCAGGCTTAGTTTAAAACTGCTCAGGCTCGTAGAGCAGGGTTTGCACGAACAATCGGTGCTGAAAATTTATATAAAGGAAGAGAATTTTCTTATTTAGATGAAATGGAGTCTGCTGATAGTTTACTAATTACTATGGCAGAAAGAGAGTATCAAACATATCTTGGTGATAAAGAATCAGATTATCAAACCTATGAAGCATTCTTGAAAGATGAATTACCAGATTTTGTAACTCAAACTAATGATCTTTTATAGGAATTTTGGACAGAAACTCTAAATACTGATGAGTAGCGGAAGGCGTTTAGTCAAGCGATTAAACAACAACGAGCAATGAATGCTATTCAGATGGATAAATATTTATAGGAAACTTTTGGTTTAAGTGACGATATAAGAAGCACTATTATTGAAACATTATATGGAAATCAATAGTAGCAAAAAGATGATTTAAAGAAACAAAGAGATGCTTTATAGAAAAGAGGATTTGAAATTACTCGTAATCCTCGTACACAAGGTCCTAATAATTTGCAAAGAAGGCTTCGGGGAGAATATGCTGTAACTCCACTTGGGTATATGAGGATGGACTTTTATTAGAATTTAGGACGGCAGGAACAACAAAGCTTATTAGATTTTTATGATAATATATATAAACAAGTAGACAATAATCAAATAAGTGTAGAAAGAGGTTCTAAAATTTTTTCTAATTATCAGTCTATTGGTAAAAAATTACAGTCAATTACTGATATTAAATTACGAGAACAAGGTGAAAAAATATTCTATAGCTGGACAGATTGGACAATAACAGGCGTTCAAGAATTAGGTCGCCAGTTAGAAGAAGTAACAAATGGTCAAATAAAATCAAATGATGCAAGTATTCAAGATCTTGCTAATTCTGTAGTCTTAAATTTAAATTCTATTATTCTCCAAATTGAAAATGCTATTTCTAGTACTGTTAAAAATTATGAAGAAGCTATTTCTCAAGCTACCTCTGGTATGAGTACTGATAAGGCATTAGAATTTGCAGCGAAGAATGGGATGCAATTATCTGATTTGTAGTTTAGAGCTGGTAAATGGTATGCAGATAGTACTAAGCTATTAACAGATATGTATGAAGATACATTAGCATCATATGATTAGCAATTAACAAGTTTAAATCAATCAACTGCATTTTCATCTACTTTAAGTTTACGCTTTAAAGGACAAAATGCACGAAAAGGTTATAAATAGTTACTGAGACGTGGGACTTCTTAGGAAGATGTTTTAGCATATTATTCTGAGCGTACTGGGCTTCAGAAACAAGAATTAGATGTTTATTTAGATTGGTTAAAAACAAATACTGATCTTGGCTTTTAGGATTGGATTGAGTCACAAAAAGCTAATATTGAAGAAATGTCTGACGCTACTAAATATTTTTATGGTAATTCTTTATTACAAGCAGGACATATAGATAAATTTATATAGTTTGCTAATCAATTGACTACACAAACAGATTATGATAATTGGGATGACTTAGTAGAAGCTTATTCTTCTGGTACATTAGATCCTGCTTTAAATATGTTTGATGAAAGTATTCAAAAATATCTTGAGAATGGCGCGCAAGCAGTTTATGATGCAGCAACTTATATTCGGAATGGCGGTTAGGGTACTCGTAAGGTTACTGTTACTGAAAATAATAAAGATATATTAAAACAATTATTTAACTTAAGCGATGATCAATTAGTTGCTGGGCAAAAAGTTGAACTTAATCGTAATAATTTTAAGAAAGGTGGTATTGATTAGTTTAGACAATGGATAGCTGATAATGCCGCAACAATGACTGAAAATGAATTAAACGCAGCCATTAAATTTTTAAGCGATTGGTCTAATGATACTCAGATTGACTTAAAGACTTGGGAATCTATTGTAGATTCTTTTGAAGATGGATTAAATGAATCTGAGTGGGGCAAATTACCTGCTAAAATTCGTGATACACTATTTAAATATGATTCAGCGAAGAAGAAATGGATGCTTAAGTAGAAATATAGTGTAAACGCACTATTAAGTATGTCAGATAAAGATTTAGAAGGCTTAGGTGTCCAAACATAGGATTTAGAAGAATTTAGAGCGTATCTTCAAACTACAAAAAGTAAACAGAATAAGCAGAATCTTTTTAAGTCTATTGCAAAAAATCATGATAAATTAGGTACAACAGAGATAACTCAATTACAAGAAGAATTTGGCCTTACATATCAATAGCTTGCGAAATATTTATAGGATAATGGTGATGGTACTTTTTCAATTGATTTAAATTCATTAATGAATTTAGTACAACAAAAAGGAAATCAATTATCATTATCTACTATTAATTATTGTAAATCTATTATTGAACAAGATTTTAATTCTGTGATGGATTTATTCTCACAAAATAGTACTGGTTATAAGTCACGAAATGACATGCAACCATTATTAAGATAGATAAAAAAATCACCATTTTTTAGATTTAAATCTGATGATATATTGACAACATATAATTAGGATTTACATGCTTGGCAATTGAGTAATGAAGGTATTCGGGGCATGATTCTTGCCGCGAGGAATGAGATTTCTACTGCAAAAGGCCCACAAAAATAGGCACTACAAGATAAGCTTCTAAATGATTTATTACAACTTAAAGAGTATCAAAAATTTGCATAGCAAGCAATTGAGCTTGGCATGGTAAATGAAGGTGTTAAGAAAGAGGATATTGTAAGATATATTAAAGGCCAAGATTGGGAACAACTTAGTTAGATTGGTTTAGGTACATATATTGATGAATTAAGAGATCAAGCAGTAGTAGCCAAAGATGTTGTCGCAGAAAAATTAATTGAAGCAGCGTCTGACAGTACTCATTAGGTTCATATTAAAAAGACAGATTTACCAGATTTAAATTTAGATGAGTATAAAGGTATTGTTACCGAACTTGGCAATGAATATATAGTTACGGCAAGTGAAGCTAATTTAGAATAGGGGCTACGTTTATTAAAAACATATTATGAGGGTCAAGGTCTTAGTAAACCAGAAATTGCATCTAAGTTACAAGAATTTAGGAATCAAGTAGTAACAAGTCAAGATGTCATTGCTCTTTCGGTTATAGGTCAAATTAGTGATGCTGCGGGTGGCATGAGTAGATAGACTGCTGAATTATTAAATTAGACCTATAAATTATATAACGGAAAAAATAATTTAACTGAATGGGACCCTATTCTTTAGACTTATGTATTTGTAGGGTAGTAGCTAGTTAATTTCTTTGATATTTTAGGAGCTAATAATATTGAAGGAGCTAGCGCATCTCTCCATAATGTAAATCAAAAACTTTTAGAATCTGGTCAAATTGATACTTTTTTACAAAGGATTGGATGGGGCGGTTCAAGCGCGAAGCTATTTACCCAATATCGTAATGGTACTTTAGATTATAGCCAATTTGGAGAATATGCCAATAGTTTATATACTTTCTTACAAGACAGTACTAATTCTACTATTGATAATTTTTCAAAATTATTAAATGGGGAACAAACGCAATATACATTTGAAGTAAATGATTCTAATCGTGCACTTTTAATGGAGCTTACTGGAAAAACTTCTACTGAATTAGGCAAATATTTTACAATGACTGCAGAATAGGCAGCTGAATCCTGGGATAAGCTTATTAACAATATTGCTAATGATCCTAACAAATCACCTCAACAAAAACGTAAAGAAATTGCTGCTCTTTGGAATGAACGTTTTAATGATCGCGCTTATGATGCAGTGCAAAAAGCAATTGAATCTACTGATGATATTGATATTTCTACTTGGATGTTATTACCAGAAAGCTTTAAAAACTTAAGAACACTTAATGATAAAGCTGGTACTTTCAGTCTAAACATTTATGGTATTACGGATGATATGTTACGCGAGGTTTCAGCTAATGATAAAGAATATAATGAGTTAAAAGCGAAGCTTGAATAGCAACGTAATAAAGTTAATCCATCTATAATATTTGCTGATTTAATTAAAAATAGAGATAGTTTAAGTACAGAAAATGTTGCTTCTATTGCTAATGGTTTATAGATGACCTATGATCAAGTTATTGAATGGCTTCATGCTTCTAAAAATGATGATGGAACCTATCGTGTTGATATTAGTCGTATTAGCGAATTAATGCGCGAAAAAGGCTATGAACTTACTGATGAGATGTAGCAAATGATTGCTGATTCTCTTCAAGAAAGTGTATAGCAGGCTCAAAACGCAGTCAAAGGATTAACTGAAGGTTATACCAATGTTGGTGAAATGCAAAAGCTGATGAATCAGTTAGAGCAAGCTGGCATGGGGTTATCTTTTGATTAGTTATTTACTTTTGATGAAAGTTTAGGCGCGTATTTTATTTCTGCTTAGGGCTTATTCAGACAATTAGTTCTCGCTCGGCAGCAATTAGAAGGTGGCACTGCATAGCAACAAGCTGCTGCTCAACAATTAATTAATGATGTTGATCGGCAGTTAAAATAGAGTATAGATATTAGTAATTTAATATCAGCTAGTACGATTGATAAAGAAACATCAGATAACTTTAGCCGTGCTGTAGCAAATTATAATACCTATTTACTCGCGATGGGCAAAGAAACTCAATATAATGCCACTGCATTACAAGCGGCATTATTATAGGGCGGACAAGTAGGCATTGAAGCTGCGAAAGTAATCGCTGAGATTACAGGAAAAGAACTATCTGCAGAAGATATAACAACATTATATAAAAAGCCTGCTGAAAGAATGCGGGCAGCAATGGAGCAACTTACAGCAGAGCCTGGAGCCATCATAGATGAGACTACTGCAAAATTAATTGAAATTGGTGGTGGCACTTACGAGCTAAAAGATGGAGTTTATAGAGTTACTAAATCTGCTACTGATTTATTCGCAGCATATGGCGCTCTATATAATAGTCTAGAAGCAACTGGTCAGGCAACTATTGAAGAATTAAATAATATTGTCGCAAAAGCATATGAATCTCGTGAGCAAGCTGATGTAACTTCCATGATGTCTGGCTTAACAGATATGACTTATTCTACATTAGCAAATATATTCACCGCTGCAGGGCAAAGGATGACTCCAGAATACCTAAATGTATTATAGCAAAATGGTGTTCTACAAAAACTTGGCGCTGGAAAAATTCGTGTCTCTGATTTTTCACAGTTTGCGGCACAATTAGGCATTGATCCTACTTCTGAAGCTTATATTTCTGCATTCCGTACTTATAATGATGAAATGATTAAAATTAATCAATAGGTTAGTACAAATATTAAGAATGCAGCAAATGAAGTATTAGGAGCACAAATTGGTTCCTAGATTAATTTAACTGATATGTATGCTCGGCTAGATTATGATGGAAAGCAAGCTTTAATTGAAACTTTACATACATACGGGGCAACATTAAAAGATGGTATTCTTACCATTGGAGATACAGCTCATTTACCAGAAATTTATGGTGAAATTGTGTCTCTTGGTGCAGAAGTTGGTGCTTTAACTGAAGCTGATATTCATGAGATGAATAAGAATATCTTAAAATATCATCGTGAACATGATCCAAATGCACGGATATCCCAAATTCTTTCTGAAATGGATAAGAGTACGGAAGATACTATTGAGATGGTTGCTGAGGTTTTAGGGACAACTTTTGATCAGGCCGCATTATTTTTTACTTAGGGTGAAAATGGTTATTATAAATTAGATCATAAAGCATTTGTATAGGCATTATAGCAAACTCCAGAAGTTTGGGAGAAACTATCATTGGCTAATAAGCAAGCAATTGAGAATATCACTAATACTCAAATTGATGCTGCTATTAGCATGTTAGATAGTGTAACTTCTCAAAATTATACTAGTATGGAAGATATGCGTACAGTTGTTAATAAACTAAATTAGTTAGGAACTGATGGTGGATATTAGCTTACTGTTGACGCAATTTTTGATTTTGATGAAGCGCTTAATAGTTGGAGACTAAATGTATATGGAATTGAAGTTTAGGTCGCGGCGGCATTAGCAGAATTAAAAGCGACAGGAGCTTCTTAGAAGCAAATACAAGGTTTCCAACAACGTACTTTACAAACTTTTGCTAGAAATATTGATGTAATGGGATACATCAATTCCGCTGATAAAGGTATTGATGGAGAAGCTCTCAGGCAGGCAATTGAATAGTATAATGCGGCGGCACGGGCATTTGATGACCAATTAGGAATTAATGCAGATGTTCTGATTGATGCTTTAAATGCGGGCGGCATAGATGCTATGAACGCTCTTACAATACTATCTATACATACTGGCCAAAAATTCTCTTCAGCAGATTATCTCGCAGCATATCAAGCGGGGACAGAGAAATTTACTGAGGCTTTTGATTCTTTACATTTAAGTATAGGTGAAATTATTTCTGATGAAGCCGCGGAAGTTTTAGGGCTATCTAGTGAAGTAACTAGAATTGAAGGAACTGGGCACTCTTTAATTACTAATACAGTAGACTTAATTAATAGTTATGACAGATTAATAGCACAATTAGCAAATGATCCTCGCACTACTTTAGCTCAATTCAATGAAGCAGTTGTTGGTAAATATGAAGCAGAAGCTACTAGTGAACGTACTTTAGCGAGTATTTCTAATGGCATGTTAGATATGAATAGCTTTAAAGAACGTATGACTCAACTTGGGTATCGAGTTAATGATGTTATACAGGCTGCGATGAATGCTGGTATTGCAAATATTGATAAGGCTTCTGGTAATATTAAGATTTTAGATTTTGATAGATTTGCAACTGAAGTTTTACAAATTTCTATTTGGGATGAAGATGGCCGTTATACACAAGCTTATTTAGATGCCAAAAAAGCTTGGAATGATGCAGTTATCGCAGATATTACTAAAACTAGCGATGCTATTTAGAGTGAATTAAATAATCTTAGTAATGCACAAGCTGGTGACTATGTTAATATTAGTACAATATGGAATTCAATTGCTCAAACAGAGCAGGGTGGTATGGCTGAAATATTAGAAGCCTTTGGTGCTGAAGTTCGAGATGGGATTTTATATCTATCCGACCGCGCCGCCGCTCAATTACCATATATTACATAGTTATTAGTAAATAGTAGTGGATTATATCAAACTAGCCAAGGTAATACTTTAATTGCTAATGCCCGTAAGCAAGCCCGTGAAAGTAGTGTAGATAATTTATATCTTGATATTCTTAAATCTCGTGAATCTTTAAACGAAGATAATTTATTAGCTATTGCCCAAATGTTTGGAGTAACTTATGATTCTGTTGCTAATTGGCTTGAAGCCGCAAAGCAAGGTGATGGTACTTATAAGTTAAGTGTAGCTGATGTTGAAGCTTTATTTGAGGGTAGAGGTTTAAGTGATGCTACTAAAGAATTTGCAAAAGAATTAATTGGTAGCACAATTGATAATACAATTTCTTCTTTATCTGGCATATCAACTAAAGTATTTAATACTAGCTAGATGCAAGCAACTGTTAAAGACTTAAATAGTAAAGTAAAAGATGCATCATTTAAGACCTCTGATTTATTTGAATTTAATAAATAGTTAGGTGGCTACGTATTAACGACTAAAGGAGTTTATGCTCAATTTAAGATTGCCGCGGCTGAAGCTGCAAAAGCTGGACCAGAAGCGCAACGAATGTTACTAGAGCAAGCACAAGATTTACTTGGTGATATTAGTATTACAGAATTAATAACGAGTTTACAGCAAGGAAATCGTAGTGAACAATATGCTACTAAAAGAGCATTTAAATAGGCTATTGATAAATATAATGCGGCGATGCAAGCTTTAGGACGAGATGGTTTAGATTCTAATATACTATTATAGAATTTAGAGCAAGGCGGTTAGCAAGCTTTAGCTGCTGCTCGAGTTATTGCCCGTGCGCAAGGTAAAAAATTATCTGATTCAGATGTAACAACTATTTATCAAAGCCGCGTTAATCAATTAATGCAAGCAAGTGATTAGTTATTAAATGCTGGCGTAGGTGATGTTATTTCTTCTACTGCGGCTGATATACTTGGCTATGCTGAATTTGGTAGTCAACGTTTAGAGGCAGGTGGTGCTGCAGTATTAGAATCTGCCGATGATTTAATTGAAGCATATTCTAAATTGTATGACGAGTTAGAACACTCTGGAGTTGCTACTCTTGCTCAACTTAACCAAACGATGTCAAGGAAATTAGCTAAGACATATGATAAATAGCATGGCATTAATGGTGTTGACTATTTAAGTAAAGCTGCGAGTTTAACTTATGAAGAATTTGGTGAAATGTTTACTGCGGCCGGTGTGAAATTAACTGACACTATGTTTGAAGATTTAGTACGTGGAGGTATTATTGATCAAATTGGTGGTGGTGCTCTCCGCATTAATGATTTTGATTATATTGCTAAATCATTAGGCATTGAACAAGGTTCATAGGCATATACTAAAGCATTTAAAGCATATAACGATAGTTTAATTGAATTAGATAATTAGGTTACTAATAATATATTAGATGAAGTTAAAAGTATTGCAAATGTACAAGCTGGAAAGAAAACTAAAGTTAATTTAACACAATTATATACTGAATTTGATGATCTGGCGCGTGCTGAATTAAATTCTCGGATGGAGCAATATGGTGGTGTATTAGTTAATGGTATCTTAACTATTCATGATGATGCTAATATTCCGGCTTTAATACAATCTATTATGGTTGTTGCACAAAAGAATAGCATATTAATGGAAAGTGAATTAGCAGAACTTGCGGATACATTAAATGAAATTATTAAATCTTACGCTGATACAATTGCTAAAGCTTTATCCGGTGGATTAACTAATAGCGAAGCCGCGACTTTAACAGCTCAAGCTAAAAATTGGTTTGGCATTGATATTAATTTTACTAAAACTTATGATGGTTTAAAATTAAGTACAGATCAAGCGAACCATTTATATCAGAGTTTAAAATCAGTTGACGCCGCGGCAGCAAATATTGTTTTTGAACCGTTAAAAGAATCTTTAACTGGTGCGAATGAATCTCTTTCTAGTGCTAGTGGATTAGCTGCGGCCATTAGTAAAGCAGAAGGGCAATTAGCCGATGCAGCAGAAGGTACTAATCAAGTGCTTCAAGAACGGATAGCTTTATATAAAGAAATTCAAGTTGCTCAAATGGACTCTGCAGAATCTTATAATTTTATGGGCCGTTCATTACCGTAGGGAATGCAAGGCGTTAAGAATTATTGGGATTCTTGGGGTACTGCTTTTAAGACCTTAAATGAAATTGCAAATGGACAAAATAAAGAATTAAAAGATGGAGAAACTCGTGAGCTGCCAACTATAGAAATCTAGGATTTCTACAATATGGTTACTGAGATGAATAATCTCGCGGCTATGAGTGGCGAAATTGAATTCTTAGGCTATAAACTTGATGGTAGTTTAGAATCTGCTTCTAAATTAATTAATGCAGGCTTATCAGCAATTAGTAATGTCGATGGTGAAGGCGCTAAAATTAATTTAACTAATTTTGGTATTGATTTTAGTACTGGTGCCGCAGGAATGGGTACTAATATTCATGAAGGCATTCAATAGATGGCTAAATCGCAAATCGAAATGCTTGACGGTTTAATTCAATTCTTAGAGGCTGTAGTTGCAATGGAATAGCTTGGATAGTTAGACACTGATTTAAGTGGTACATTTAAATTTGGTGAGCTATTTGATTGGACTGGTGATTTAAAAGACCACGCAATTGCAAATGAACAAGCTGCGACAGAAGCGGCTAAAGTAATTGAAAAAGCTAATAAGTAGGGGAATGAAGAATTAAAACATTCATTATAGTAGACTAAAATTAATGGTATCTCTCTTTATCAAATGCTCCAAGATTTAGCTAACCGAACTGAGTTAACTGCAGAACAAGCTAATCTATATACAACGGCATTATCAACATTATATCAGCAATTAGCATCTGGTCAATTTGATCCTAATAAATTAGGTGAGTCTGTTCTGTAGGCCATGAAGGCTTCTCAAGTTCCATTAGAATTACAACTTGGTGATAAGAAAGTACTTATTGGCCAAGGAGTACAGTTAGAATGGGATGAAAAGAACTCATAGTGGCTCGCTCCCGATGGGACACCTTTAGGAAGTGATGGACCTGCAGCGATAGCGAAATGGAATGCAAAACGTGATGCTGAAACATTGTCAGCTATGCTTACTGGTAAAACTGGTGATATGTCTATTACATTAGATGATAGAGTTATTACAGTTACACAAGGTTTAGCACTAGTAGCTGGTGATCATGGATTATTCTATGTAAATGGTGATTATTATAATACACCAGAACAAGCTTCTGCGGCGCTCGCAGAGGGTCAGCAATTTAATCTTTAGCAAGATTTAGCGCATTCTGTATATTGGAAGACAACAAATGCGCAAGGCGACCCCATTGATCTGGTAAGTCTTCAAGGCTATACTGCTGAAATCAAAATGGAAGGTGGAAAAGAGCATTGGATTGATACAAAGAGTGGTCGTTCTTATGATTCTGAATAGGAATGGTATAGCGGAGAAACACTTCAGCGTAAGCTTAATTTTGGTAAATTAACTGGCGAAGATTTTAAACATGATAAAGATACTGGCATTTCTACAGTCACTATTCCATATGGATATGGGATTACTGTAGAAATGACGGAAACTGGTGAGTTAACTTATATAGTTAATGGTCAATCATATAGCTCAAGAAATGAAGCTATACGTGCGGCAACAGAAAATGCACAAAATTATTTTTCTGAGACAAATTCGTACTTATTTGGAACTAAGAATAATTTTCTTTCACGCGCACGGATGCCTATACTTAGAGAGCAACAATTACAAATAGCAGAGCAATTTGGTTTAATTATTAAATTAAAAAATGATCCTCAAGGAAATCAATATCAAATTGGTGATAAAAAATATAAAAATGAAGAAGAAGCTATACTAGGATTAGCAGATAAAATATTTGATGAAAATGGTAAGGTACGCAGTGATGCTGAATTAACTGCTTCTGCTCAAGTTACTACTAATGTTAAAGTACAAAATACAATTAAAATTTCTAATCAAAAAGAGCTATAGAAGTTAACGGCATCTCAGATGCAACAAGCGATGGACGCAGTATTAAAGAGTCAGACTCATGGAGAGTTACAATCAAATCTAAAAGGTTTGGGGTTCTCAGTTCCATTAGATTTTGATTGGGAAGTCCAAGGTGGAGATGCTGCCTTAACGCAAAGTGAAATGGCTCAAATTATATCTTTATTAGGCGGTTCTTATGAATCAAAAGCACTTTCTTTAAGTGCGACATTTGATGGTACTAATGGTGATAAATTAGCTAAACTTCTAGAAGAAAGCGGTATTGATGTTAAAGTTAATTTAGATATTGATGATACTGAAATGCAATCTTTCTTTGAGCGTTTAAAAGAACTCCTTGACTTAAAACTTGACATTACTGACCCCACTTTTGGTCTACCTATGTAGTCAACTACTACTTATGATGGTTCACTTGGAGATTTAAGTAGTGATCTAGCGTCCGCAACACACTCTGCTTCAGAACTCAGCGCAGCAATTAATTCAATTATTGAATCTGTTGCCGCATATCCAGCAGATAGTGCAACTAAGGTTAATAATTTCAATACTTCTGTTAATAATGCCGGAGCAGCAAGCGCAAGTGCTGGTACCGCGGTTTCTGCTGCAGGCAATAGAGCAGCAGCCGCAGCGAGAAATGCAGCGAGCGCTCTAAATTCTATTAAGAGCAAAGACATTGATATTAATCTTAACATCGCAGTTAAATCAGGTGATAATAAAGTTACAGGCACTATAGCAGGAAAACCAGTTAGTTCTAACGGTTCTGTTAAAGTTGCTCTTACTAGCGCAAAAGGTAATGCTCTTGCGGCTGGTAAAACACTTATGGGTGAACTTGGTCCTGAACTTGTTGTTTCCAATGGTCGCTATTTTGTTGTTGGACAAAATGGCGCAGAGATGGTAAATCTCGCACCTGATGCTATTGTATTTAATCATTTACAAACATAGCAACTTCTTAAGAATAAGCGCGCTGGACGCGGTACTCCCGCAACAAATGAGCGTAATGCAGTAGCATATGCTAAAGGTAGCGGTCCTGCGTTAGCGAGTGCTTCTGAGGCTTTAGCTACATTAAAGCAAATTCGTACTATGTGGCAGAGTATGCTTAATGCTTCAATGAAAGACCTTGGCGCTATGGCTGGACTTGATAAAGGTAGCAGTGGCGGAGGAGGCGGTGGTGGCGGTCAAGACCCTGAACAGATTAAAGCCGTCATTGAAGAAATTGAACGTTGGTATAACTTATTGCGGCAGATTGATAAATTAGAAAAGGATATTACTTATCAAGAAAGCTTACAAGCTAAGATTGAAAGTGATAGAATTGCTAATGGTCAAGCGCTGTATCGTAGTTACAAAGAAGAACTTAAAGCTTTAGATGGTTAGATTATTCGTAATCAACAATTAGCTGAGTTACAAAAGAGTTGGTACGAACGTAAGCGTGATGAATTTACTAATTCTGATTATGGTAAAATTTTTACTTATGATGAGAATGGTTTATTACAATTACAGGATGGCCGTAATTTAGGTTTAGACGCACTTGAAAAATTAACTGCTCGTGGAATCTATGGGCAAACAAGTGGTTAGTCTTTAAATGCGAAAGCGCAAATTGAATACTTAAAGTCTATTGGCTTTAATACTTAGAACTTAAAATATAATGATGATGGTACAACAATTGATGCTTCTTCTAAAGATTATAAAGACAATCCTGATCAAATCTATGAAGATATGATGCAGAATTTCTGGGATAATCTTGATGGTTGGAAGGATGAATTGGATAGTATTTATGATAGTTATCATGATCAACTTAATAATGTTTTAAGTAATGAGACTAAGAGAAACCAGTTATTACAGAAGATTATTGACAATCAGTTATCTGTTGAGCAAGATGTCTTAAAAGCAATTGAATCTCGTGAACAAAAACTAATTGATGAATTACAAGATGAGCGCGATGCGTTTGATAAGAGTAATAAAGATTTCTTAGATGGTCTAAATGACCAGCTAAATCAGTAGAAGCAAATGTATCAGAATCAAGAAAGTGAAAAGGAATTAGTGAAGCTGCGGCGGCAATTAGCTATTCTTCAACGTTCTGGTGGTTCTGGCTCTCAAATTCGTAGTTTACAAGATCAGATTGCGGCTAAGGAACAAGACCAATACTTTACTGCGCAATAGCAACAAATTGCTAATATTCAGAAAGCGGCAGACCTGCAAATTAAGCGTATGGATTCACAAATTGAATTAATGACACAGACTCTTGAATATCAAAAATAGCATGGTTTACTATGGCAAGAAGTCTATGAAGTTATGGCCGCAACTCCTGAACAGATTCGTCAATTTATTATGGAAAATACTCCTGACTTCCAAAGCGCTTCTGCATTAGATGTTGCATAGAAGATAAGGGATATTGATCTACGGATTAACGAATGGGTGGCTTATCGTGATGACCAAGATTCACCAACTATGGATAATATGTTCTATGATTGGGATTCTTATATGAAAGCTAGGTCTGGCAGGATGGGCGATGCTTGGAGTGATGAATTAGCTGCACAAGCAAAATCTGTATTTGATGAATGGTTACAAAAGACTGGTGACATTAATTTAGCTGGAGATAAGGCTGATGAGATATTACAAGAAGCTTGGAAGAAATTCCATCCAGATGATAAGCCAATTGATTTTGATACCGAAGGAACAGATACAACAGCGCAAGAAGAGAAAAAACAACAACAATATTATAAGACTTATAGTTCTGATCATAATACTGCTTATCAGGATTGGTTAAACTCTAGACAAAAAGAAAATAATGATAAAAAAGATATAGAAAAAAATGAAGATACTGTGCGAAGGTTAATTGCTAAAGCAGGTGGACCAGGAAGAGTAGTGAATTTACCATCTAGTGAAAAAACTCAGTTCAATAAGGCTTTAAATGCATTACCGGATTAGTTACGCAAAAAATATGACCCCAAAGCATTTAAACCAATACCATATGCGTCCGGCGGCATGGTAGATTATACTGGCCCTGCTTGGGTGGATGGTACACCTGAACGTCCTGAAGCTTTCCTTGACCCTGATACAACACGCTTAGTGCGCCAAGACTTACTTGGTCGTTCCAATTCTTTGTTATCCTTTGCTCGAGATATGGTGCAGCAATTACATGGAGCTTCTTATAGTCTCGATACTAATAATGTAACAGAACAGAATGGTTTAAATATTGAGAAAATAGATGTCAATGTTAAAGTTGATAAAGTAGCTAACGATTATGATGCTCGCGCGATGGGTAATACAGTTATGAATGAAATTCTTTCTATTGCCCGAAAGAGCGGAACTCGTGGACTTAGCAGGAGGTAAAGGATAAATGGCAACACAATATATGGATTATGGTATCATTTATAATCCAAATGGGAATAATACATTCCCTAATATAGAAGTTGATACCACAAAACATGGACAAGTTTATTATAATACGCATGAAGGAGAGGGCTAGTCCCTCTCCTTCACTGATAAAGCTTTTATAAGTTTTACATATGGTGGAAGAAAAATTGAAGATTTTAATTTAATTGCGGTGACGGTTAATGATAGATTAAATCGTGAAACTCCACCCGAGCATGAAGATTATACAACTGAATATAAGATGCTGCATGGGCAGTATTATTGGGGCTCTCATTATACTGCGCGCGAATTAGATATTACATTAGCCACTGATGGGATGTCACAAAATGATTTAGATGAATTTAAATATTGGTTTAGAGCCGGTGAAATTAAAGAATTAATTTTAAGTGAGCATCCTAATCGCGCGATTAAAGCACGAGTTAGAGAAGCTCCTAAAGTTTCAGTAGTTCCATTTAAACATAAATAGACTATAACAATTGGTGGTAATAGTAAATTAATTGATGTTATTGAATATAAAGGTGACATTGAATTAAATTTTGTAATGGACGAACCTTTTTGGTACGCAAAAGAAAATATCTTAGGGCATCAAGAATATGACGAATAGAGTGGGTAGATGAAAATTTTTGACACCTGGATAGATGTGAATGGGCAGAAAAGAAATATATTATAGGCCCCAGATGCATTACGAGTAGTAGTTGAAGATAGAATTCCTACTGCGAGTATGATATATGATTAGACCAATTTAGCAGATAATGTACAAGTTATACCTTATAATGAAAGAAAATATACTATTGGTACTTATGAATTAGAAGGCGCGCCTATTGTTAATAATGAAAGTGGCACAGGTATAGAAAATGGTAAAAATTTTTAGTTGGATGGTGCTATTATAGGGCCACTTACAAAGCCGGTATATTAGGAAAATCAAAGGATGACAGAAATTCCAGAGAAAATGTTACTAGAGAATTATATATTAACAGAAACAGGAATGGTCAAGGAATATCAAGCTCCTGGAGACGGTACTCCTACGTATCAATGTTTTACAACAGACACTTATTTACCAGTTAAAAAGAATTCGACAATTAAATATACAGGAACTGGTAGTGCAGGTATAATCTTAATTGCTACATATAAATTAGAAGATGATAATTATATTTTAAATGATTATATTATATTAAATAAACAAAATGCGCTATATACAATTTCAGAGAATTGTTATATACATTTAACTTTTTAGGTTTCAAAAAACTATACTACTATTAATACTATAAATGATGTTTGGGCGTTAAAAATATTTGAATTATAGTTGATCTTATTTTGTTAGAAAACAGGAGCGTCACTTACCGATAAAAATAATTTACAGTATTTTTATTCAGGAAATGCACCAGCGTTACCAGAAATTAGTTTTTCTGTTCCTTTACATTTTAATGCTGATGGTTATATTGATTCTTTTAATAATGAATATACTAGTAATACTCAATACAATACGCTTAATTTACAGGGAGAAAATGATCATAAATTAATTATGACTAATCCAAGTGTTTTTAATTCATATAATGAAGTTATTAAATTTTTAAAAAGTGATTTAAGTAAAAAAGATATTCCTTCATTAATACAGTCATTCCGTAATTCAATAGGACACATTGGTGTACGTAGTTGGATTATTAATTGTATTAATGTTTATTGTAATAATATTGGGACATCTTTAACTACTGTTACTTCAGATATGCAAAATGTTTTATTATCTTGGATGCCATATTTTTTTGTGAATCAAGATGATATAAATTTATAGGTCAAAGATTCTATACCATTATTACGTCATAAAACATCTGCTGTATTAACACAAGAACCTTAGTTTAGTAGAGTTAATGAATTTACAACTCCAGATGGCACCACTATTGAAAATATTGATCCAACTTACTCACGGTTCCCAATTGGTGAAGATAAACAAATTAAAGTTAGTTAGAATGGAAAATTTGCTATTCAAGCAGATTATCCAGATTCTAATGCGGTAGTAAGTTTTTATAGATGGCAGTATTATGATCCTGCAACAAATCAATGGCATAATTTAATATAGGAGAAAACTTAGACAAATCGTTGGTCTGGAGTAAGTGAGCAAGTGTTACGATGTAATAGAGTTATCAAGTAGGATTATAATAGAAAATTACGTTGTATTATTAGTAATTATGCTAATTCTACGCAGGGCTTTGAGACAGAATTGACAATTACAGAAATTAATAGTGCTTTAGATATTTCAATTAAGAGTCCAACTGAACCAAATATTACATTAAATTATGGGGAAACTAAAACGTTACAATGGCAAGTCGGAGAGGGCCAATCTTATGTTACCGACGATGAGGATTATTATCCTATAGTTTTATATAGAAATCAGTCTTCAGATTAGTGGCAGTCTTTAGGTAATGCAAACTTAAAGGAAAAGTTGGATATAAATAATTTAACTTGTACTATTAAAATAGTTGGAAATGCTATAAAAACAAATACTCAAATTACGGTAGGTTTATATAATATTGCAACTAATTAGCGAGTAATATCAGATGATGCTATTTATACATTTACAGTTAATCGTTTAAAAATACCAGACAATTTTAAATTATGTACATGTAATGAAACAACGATACAAAGTTTACAATAGACTGATATAACAGAATTTTATATAGGCCAAATATTAGGCTTAAAAATGACTGGATGGGAATATATAAATAAAATAGAAGCCTATCTTATTATAAATCAGAATGGATGGAACGGTGTTGAAAATGGTAGGAAGTTGATAACTAAATCAATAATAGATAATACGGTTGCTGCTTGTTTTTGGACACTAGAAAAAAGTATTCTGGGCGTACAAATTATTTTTACTGGCCCCGGTGAACAAAAAACCTATAACTTTGAACGTTTTATTACGGCATCGGAGGCTCCTAAGGATGTTGAAGAATGGCAACAAAAAACAATTACATTATTAGATGGTTATCCTCGATATGATAATAGTGATGGATTTAGTATGTCATATACAGAATACAGATCTGAAACAAAAGTAAATAATGGCAAAAAATTTAAATTTTATGTAGGTTATAGTAAAAGTAGTGATTCTATTTTAATTACATATGATTGGCAATATAAAAGTAAGCCAGAAGATAGTTTCACATCTATTAATATTTCCTCTGAGACATATACGATAAGCCAAGAAGAAGCAACGGACTCCAATTGTTCTACTTTAGAAATTCATAAGTATGATTCTACTACTGCAGGATATTATCGTTGTGTGGCTTCTATCACTGAATACTATTCTGGGCAGGCTAATCCATCTCCGGATCCACATTATAAAGGAAATATTACAATAGAAAATGCTTATTGTACATTGACAATTATATAGAAACCATCTATTCAATACATAAGTGGTAAAATATAGCCAAATACAATAGCTTATTATAGTGTGGAGCAGCAATTTTTAAAGCCTTCCAATACTACCTTATAGAATATTACATCATGGAATATGTCATATAGAGTATCTGGAGATTGGGAAACGATACAATGGCAATATCAAACAAAGGACGCATCAACAAATGAATGGGAATAGACATGGCATGATTGTCTAGTAGACGGTGCAACAATAAACAGAACAGAAGTAGAGGTAGGAGAAAATGGGTATGAGACAGAATTTTCTGTCACGGCTGCTTCTTCTCAAGCTTTAAATCAAATATTTCTTACTAAAAAATATCGGGGTATAGTTTCAGATATTATAGGATAGGAAGAAATAATACCCAATGATATAATAACATTTAATGTTAAGCAAGAAACATCATATATTACTGACTTGCGATCGACTTATATCGAGCCAAATTGCAAATGTACATGGAATTGGCCATTAAGTCCCGCAGTTTATAATAATAGCTGGCAAGCAGTAACATAGGGGTCATCAGAGACTGATTTTTCAAAATTAACAAAATATGCCATGACAAATTAGATTCAATATGGTTTTAATTATAACTTAGAATCTGATTTAATTGTTTTTACAGGAACGCCTTTTAAAGAAAGTAAAGTAGACACTTAGGGAAAAACTATTACAAAGAGTAATGTGTATAGCCTTGCGAATAAACATGGATATAGCCGTTCTGGAAGTAATGGATCTGCTTATGGGTGTGCATGGTTATATTGCCAAAATGATAACCAATATCAAACTATATTAACAATTCCTTGTTCAATCTATGAAATTACAGAGCTATCATTAACATTTTACCAAGCAGCTATTTCTGACTTTGAGTTTAATTTCCGGTTAAAACAAAGCACACAAACAGAGAATATATTAGTAAATAGATCAGTTGATGGCAACGATAGTAATATGAAAATGGCTACTTTTAATTTTTCGTAGTGGGCATCAACTATAATCAATACAGATGAAGATATATAGTTACAAGTATTAATGTATTATAAAAAGAATTATTGGCCTGGCGGAAATAGTAGTAGTAATGCACAAAACATCGGACATTATGCTCCAGGGAAAAAATTAGAGAATGGACAATATGTACTTGATACAGATCAACTGGCAAGTTTCCCAAATGAATTTAACAACAAATATTTCTCGAATAGAATGCCAAAACTTAAGGACGGCTAGGCTAAGATAACTGGTATTAGTTTTATAGGACGACGGAAACCACAAACAACATTTTCTAATAGTATATTTACTACTAGTAATGTTTCTCCTCGCTCGACATATAGATCCATATTATCAAGTACAAATTCTTCTCCAGGTTTATCTCCTTTACAACGTCCTAGTATACACCAGAGCAATAATTATCTTTTTAATTGTGCCACTGGTGAATATGAAATGGATATTCATTATAATGAAATTAAATGGCCTAATGGATTATTTACTGATAAGGAACAGCATATATGTTATTTTACTAATTTACGTTTTGGATAGTCGAATTAGAAGCATGAATCCGCTGGCGATATGATTCTTTCTAATAATTTAGTATTTGAATAGCAAAATCATTTTAGCGCAGATAATACTATACAACCTTGGTCAGAAGATGATAAAACATTATCGCATAAATTAACTTATGATGGAGACATCCCATTATAGAATTTTAAATTAACATATACAAATTATTATTTATAATAAGGAGGAAAAGGCGTAATGATTCAGCGGCGAACTAGAGATTATGAAGTTTCGTTATGGAGTCTTCAGGATAGCTTAATAGCTATCCTGAAGCAGTATGGTTTAGAGTTTAAAGGACAAATTGAAGAAGGCAAATTAACTGATAAAGATGATGGTACACAGACTTTTTCATTCAAAATTCCAATGTATTACTATAAAGATGGAGAGAAAATTGAAAATCCTAGCTGGTATAATGTTGCTTCTGGAAAGTTAATTGCTAATATGAGGAAAGTAAAAGTTATCTTTAATAAAGATGATTTATAGAATAGAAAAATTTATGAATTTTTAATTGTTAAAGTTAGTGAGTAGCATAATGATGATAATAGTTTATATTGTTCTGTAGAGTGTGAAGGATTAGCATTCCATGAGCTTGGAAAAATTGGATATAAAATTTCTTTATCTCCAGAAGATTTTTATAATGATGACTATGATTATGCTACTAATAATAAATGGGTTGATAGTACTGGGAAATTGAGATATGATAAACCATTAGCTACTTTAAACTATTGGAATGATCGTGTATTTAGTACTATTAATAATTGGTCATATGAAATTCAGATGAATTGGGACGCATATTCATTATAGCATCAAGTTCAATAGGGTGTATTAACAGACTATACTATAGAAAATGATAAAATAGAATTTACACAAAAAAGATAGTCTAATAAAGTTTATGAAGAAGATTTCGTTGACTCTTGGGATTTAGTAGATAACAAATTATAGCCAATGCATATAACATACGCGCGCGAAAAAGCACGTGTGTCAGTAGATATTAAAGAAAGTAATATATACAATATTACACAAACTTTAGCTGAAACATTTGGAGTTTTTTGTAGATATGAATATTAGTATAATTAGAATTGTCAAATTGTTAAACGAAAAGTAGTGTATTATAATAATTTTTTGAATGAAGCTTAGGGGACTATTGATATTAGTTATCCTTATCAGACTTCTTCTATTAAGCGTAATATTGATAGTACAGATTTAGTTACAAAGTTATTTGTAAAAAGTGTTGATGACCCTAACTCTGGCGCTCTTAGCATTATTGATGTTGGCGCGAATGATATGGGAGAAGATTATATACTTAATTTCGATTATTTACATGAGATTGGCGGCATTACAGATGAACAATATGCGGCAATTGAAGAATATAAAGTAAAAATAAAGAGATTAAATCAAGAAATTGCACCTGTTTCTGCCAAGGTAATATCATTACAATCACAATTAGTGAAGTTAGAAGCCGAGCTAACTACAAGGAAAAATGCTATTGCGCAGGATACGGAACAACTATTATCTAATAATGCATTACTAGATGCTATTACTAATGGTAATGATGTTCTATCTGTTAGTAAAGAAAATCCTCAGACAGCAACTTTATTAGAAGATACAAGTGATACTGCAAATCATAGTTATTATATTAAAATAACTCAACAAGGAGTTTATCCAGAGACAATTCAATTATATAGAACATATAGGTATCAAACACAAACATTATTATAGCCTTTAACTACAGGAGAAATAGTTTTTGATGATATGGGTGAAGTAGTACGCATTAAAAATTTATATCCTGGTAGTAATGATGTTAAGACAGTATATATTACTTATAATTATCGTCCTAAGCTATATTATGAACGTGTAGTTGCCGTATGGCAAGATCGCTTAAATAATGATACGGTGCAAAGAGATATTTTAGCTAATAAAATCGCGCAAATAAAATATAGTTTATATGGTGAAGATCAAGTTTCACAAGAAGAATTGAAAAACATGGATGTGACTAATTTATCTGATTTAAGAATATATGATAAATATCAGAGTTTATTACAGGAAAAACAGGATACAATTAAATAGTTTAATGCTATGATGGGACCTGCTCTTCGTGAAGGATACTGGCAGCCGGAAAATTATAATGACTATGGTGATCAATACAATGATCGTTTTAATATATCATTAAGTTCTATTCCTGATTAGGGCAGTACTGGAAATACTGTATTTAAATGGGATGATGAATTATTTGAAGGTGAACAAGATATATTTTATCAAATTAGTGCCGCAGAATATGACCAAGCATATCCTTGTATTGATTTAACTACACCTACTGGTAAGCAAATTTTAAAATTAATTACTACTTCAGAGACTCCAATCAGTTATATTTATACGCCACGAATGGTTAGTGAAGATCAGAAAGAACCGAAAGAAGAAGCGAAAATTAATGGTATGCTAGAGGAATTAATATATATTCCTGGATTGATAGATAGTAAATGGAATGAATTATCAACAATTACAGGTAATGATACAACATTACATAATGCGCTACTCGCACAATGGAAAAGTAATTATCTTAGTAAGATAAATGCTTCCATAGCTAGTGATACTTGGGGACATGGATATACTAGTTTTAGTTACCATTTATTAAGTAGTACAGCTAAAGATACAGACGATGGTGAATTATTACTCACTTATTCACCAAATAAATAGCGTACTGGCCACAAAATTGATAATTATTCAGAATGGTTTCGACTACAATATAACGATCCCACTACTTATCAGAGCCCATACGCTGAATTTAATTCTGAATTGCCATAGGATATTAAGGGCAAACCTTTTAAAATAAGATTAACGGCAAGTAATGGATATAATACACCAGCACCATATGCAGTAACTACTGTTCGACCAATAATAGATGAATATACAATTTCACGCGTGGAAACACAGAATCGTAAATCTACTATTTTAGTAGGTAATAAAGATAAAGAAGAAACTAAAGTTTAGTGTAAATATAATATAACGTCTAATATAGAATAGCTTGATTTATCGGCTAATTTATATACATGGATTATTAAACAAGGTAAAAATGATAATCAGCCATTAAAAATATCTCATATTTATCCTTTAACCTAGACAACAAAAAACGTTTTAATTAATAATACATCTGTTCCATTTTCATTTAGTGCAACAAGTGATGGATGTTTTACTTTAACTTTTGATAATGAAGCAGATTTTATAACATAGAATACATAGTTATATATATCTTTTCAAGTCCAAACTCCAAATAGTTTATTAAATGGTGGAGATGCTTCTATTACAGCTGAAGGTGAAGATTATGTTATTAAAGGTAATAATGGAGCTCCTATTATTAATACTCATACAGGTGTGGGTGAATTTGTTTTACCAAACACAGTACAGCGCACTTTTTCCGCAAGTGCTTCTATATTAAAATTAAAAGATGGTGCTTCATTTAGTGCAGTATGGTATATTAATGATCAGCAAGTACAAAGTAATGATGATATTATTTATACACAGGCAAGTGAATTATCTACTGATCATAAAACTTATACTACAACATTAACTATAACTATTAACAAGGTTCAAGGAGATTTATCTACCTTAAGTGAACAAGAATTAACGGTTCAAATTATATATGATGGAAAATCGGATTAGTAGTCTTTTGGAACTATAAAGATTGATCGGCAGATCACTTTAACATGGCCTCAAGATTTTGAGTAGACGAATATATTATCATTACTAGAGAATCCAAATACCATTTTATTACAATAGAATAGTTATAATTATAATATTAATATACAAAATACTATTAATGCTACTCAATTTTAGTGGATAATCATACCTAATAATTCTCTTCAAGGAATTCATTTAATCGCTTCTTCTACTCAAGCGCAAACTTCTAATGATGAAAGATATAGTGTTTCATTAATCATAGAAGATAATATTATTATAGGTTCACAATTAAGTATTCAAATTCCTAGGATGGATGATAATAATAATTTACGAGATAATGGAACCCAAATTAAATGTATTTGTAGTAATAGTGCGGGAAAAAGCAGCGAATACGTTTTCCCAGAAGAAGGGTATAAAACTTTACAAGTTGCTTATCCAATGATATTATAGGATATTTCAGAAACAGTTAATTGGTGGCCTATGCCTGTAGCAAAATCATTAGGCAATATTATTTTTTCAGTTCCAAAGAGTGTCATTAATGATAAATTATCTCCTTAGGAATTATTTACAATAAATCCAAATATTTATATATTAAGGAATAATCAACTTGTGGAAAACGGTTTTAAAAATGCTGATGTTGAATTTTTTACTACAGTTATACGTGATGATACTTTAAGTGCTACAAATAAAGTATTTTATCAAGTTCAATTATCAGGACAGGTAAATGCATCAATGTCTACTAGTACTGAAGTTAATACATGGTTAGAGAATAATTTTACAGAAAATGACATAATTAATGCCGCGATAGAAATTTTATTAAATGCTAATTCAAATGTAAAAGTTTCTGGCATTATTAGAATTAATAGATATTCTAGTGAGCCACAAATACAAAACGGCAGTTCTACTTCTGGAAATATATATCAAAATAACAACGGTATGATAACAATTCAGTATAATAATGCAACCTTGAAAAATGCGAATAATACTTTAGCACAATCTGTCCAATTAAATCTTCATGATATTTTAGATTTAAATATGGATTCAGTTCAATCAATAACTTGGAAATATGGTGGAACTACTTCTGGAATATATTGGTACGACATACCTGATCAACAATCTATAAATATTACAAGACAAAAAGTATAGGGAAATTTAAGTGGTATAACACAATATGGTATTCAGAATAATTCCCTTGTTCCGCCAGGCGCACCAGTTAGTATTACTATACATGGTATGGATCAACAAATTTATTTATAGGCTTCTAATCCTTATGGAACTATTCGTTCTAAACTTATTACTTTTTCACCCTTATCTAATTAAAGGAGGTGACAATACATGAGTGATGAAAGTTCTTTTAATTATTTGACTAAGCGTGCGTTAACACTAGGTTCAGGTTGTCAACTTATGTTTATTCGTAGGACTGAAGAAGTTAATGGTACAGAAACTTCAAAAATTATTCCAGTATTAATGTTAACTGGTGTTAACAGGTTCGGTAGCAAAGAAAATAAAGATAGCGAAGAAAATAAAGATCTTGACGGAATACGTATTACTACAGATATTGCGCAAGGGTGTGTAGGTATTGTCACTACTGAATTAAATAATTAGAATAAATTAATTACAGAGGTTAAAAATGCAATTAAGGTTAATCCCTCTGATGGATAGAATTCTGACTGGATTACTACGCTTAAGCATGATAAAGATGCAGTCGTATACCCGCGTATTTTTATTAAATCGCTACAAGTGAAAACTAATTCAGATGCGTTAGTATTAAAATATGAAGATGAAGAAAATTTAGATTAGAATCAAATTATTAATTATGTTCCATTAAAAGAGTATGAAGAATATTCGGTATTAACTCGAAGTCTGGAGTAGTAGTATGTCTTAACATTAAAACCTGAAGTGGTGGTTAAGAAAGGTGCATACGGTACAATAGATGGTTCTATTGCTACGCGCCAAGCGACTCTTAATTATACTATTTCTAATGCAGATACATCAATTTATCTTGACGCAATTGAAGTATTAAAAGAGAATGCGATGCCTAAAGTAGAATATGATGTTAAACCAAATGTATTCGCAACTAAATATTGTGAAACATTATATAATAAATTAGGCAACATTATCCGCATTAATGATAATGAATTAAAGTTTAAAAATATTAGAGGATATATTTCAGGTTTAACTTTAGACTTAGATAATCCTGATGAGGATACAATTGAAGTAAAAAATTATAAAACAAAATTTGAAGACCTATTTTCTACTATTACCGCGCAAACTGAAGCTATGAAAAAAAATAACGGACTAATGTAGTCCGTTGCCGCCGCATTTACTTCTTCTGGTGAATTATCAGAGACAGTATTACAATCTTCTATTAGAAAAGTAGATTTAGATTATGCATTTAATAATGGTAAATTAACCATTGATGAGCACAATGGTATTTGGGGTACTAGTGATACTGGAGTAGTTGCATTCCGAGGTGGCGGTATTTTTACCGCAACTGAAAAAAACACTTAGGGAAATTGGAAATGGAATACTGGTATTACTCCAGAAGGTATCAACGCAGATTTAATTACAACTGGCCAATTAGATACTAATTTAATTAAAATTTATTCAGGCGATAATGTACGTTTCCAAATGAATGGCGATGGCATTTTTGCTTATAAAAGTAAAACTACTTACATTGACAAACCTTCACAAGCTGAAAATGCCGACCTCAAACCAGATGGTGAAGAGACGGTTTCTGCACAAGAAAGTATTGATAATTTACAGTATGTACGTTTTTGTGATGAAGGGTTGATACTTGTCGCAAAAAAAGGTGCAAAAGTTTTAAATAATACCAAAAGCGGTTACATTACTGTATTAGAAGGCCAATATGTACCGGGAAATGAAATTAAACGTGTTGAAATTGGATGGAGAGGCTTAATTCTACGCAACTGGAAAAATGAAGATGTATTTTATGCAGATGCTGATACTGGTAATTTAACATTAACAGGTAGAATAATAGCTACTTCAGGTAAAATTGGAGCTTGGAATATTGATAATAATAAGATTTGGGCTGATAGTGCCGCGAATGATGAAACTTATACTACATTTGTAGCATTAAATGCAGGTGGCACAAGTAGTGATGCACTAGTAAAAAGTGATGGTACAGCATATCTTGATAATAACAATAATGAATTACGAGTTTCTACTAAAGATTATGCATTTTGGGCAGGTAGTCCAAATCCTGCCGAAGCAAAGTTTTCTATTAAAAAAGATGGAACGTTAAAAGCTACAGCTGGTCAAATTGGTGGATGGAATTTATCTCCTGATTTATTATATAATATTGATAGCTTAATTTTAGCCCCAGGCGCGAAGGGAAAGGGAGAAACTGAAATACTGGTTCCTATACAAAGTGTAAATGAAAAGGGTGAATTAGAATGGGATGACAATGGAGACCCTGTATATTAGAAATACGAAAATGGTAAAATTAAATATGAAACAAAAAAAGTTTCTTATCAAGATACTATTTTATGGGTACCATCAGAAGCTAAAAGAGCTGAGTATAAAGATGAGAAAAGGGAAAATAAATTACCTATTGTTGACACTCTAGGCGGTGCTGTTCTTACTATTTCTAAGGATGGTGATCTTACTGCTGCATCAGTTAACGGATGGAAACAAGCTTGGATGGCAGGAGATTCATATATCATACGAAGTGCTAGTTCTTCAGGTATGTCATTAAGAAATTTAAAAACAGGCGGGACAAAATGGGTTTCTTTTAATAACCTCAACGGTGCGACTGCCACCCTTCACGTTGAGGGAAAAGGTGTAACTAGTGGTGGCAATAAAGAAGGAAATTGGAGTAATAAGGGACTAGATTTATCGGTTACTGTTACTCTTAGCAACGGGCAACAAAAAAAATTATCATTAGGATCCTATGCATTAAAAATTAGTTGTTCAAAAACATGGGCTTCTGCTAGTTTTGGTGGAAAGAGTGTAGGGTGCGGTGTTCCTAAAAGTAATTAAATATAAAAGGAGACTCATTCTTGAGTCTCCTCTTTTTTTATTATCCAATCAATCTGTACCATTTCTTTTGGAGTCATTTCAATATCTTCAAAATCATCTAAATCTAATGTGACTGCATTTAATTCAATTTGTGTATCATTTAAAATAGCGATTTCTTTATTATAATCGGGAATATTATCCTTCATAATTTGTACATTCCCATCTACACTTACAATAATTTCACCATTTTCATCTTTTTCACAATATTTATTCAGTAGTTCTCTGCGCGCCTTATCATATAGCTCTAATTCATTAGAAACTGCCTGAATAACTTTTCCAACTTTATAAGCTAGCTTTCCACGTAAGGGCTTATCACCTAATACTTTTAACGCTTCGGCACTATTAACTAAGTCAACTAATTTAACTTCAATCAAATATCTTCACCCCAACTTGACTTATTACTTTTTAAGATACTACAAAAATATTTTCCAATACAAATTGCATCTGCTTCATCTTGTGTACAATCTTGTCCATACCATAACTTTACTTTATCTTGTGCTTGTTTCTTTTTGGTTTCTCTTCCAGTCCCATTACCAACATCACAATACTTCCGCCATTGTGTCGCATATACTAAATCATGGTCAATACTCGCTTCAAAAATTGCATCAAGTAGTACTCCTTGTAACCGCGCGAGCGCGCGATAAGTTTCAACTTGATAATTATTTCCATTGCCGAAAGCTTGTAATTGTATCGCTTCTAAACCAATGAAATCTGGTTCCCATTCTTCCATTGCGGCGATAAGCCACTTCTTCATAGTATTGATGCGGGCTTCGGTAGATAACTCTTTATCTACCTTATAAATCCCATAATATACTAAATCATTATTATCAAAAATAGCATATCCAGTGATATTAGTTGCTGCGTCTAATGCTAAAATACGAGTTGTGTCAATCTTCTTGATTGGCACCTTATTTTTTTTGATCTTATAAGGATCGCCAGCCAAACATTTTTCACATAACATATGTTTGCGCCAGTTACCATAACTTTGTAATTGTTTATGGCCTTTTGGGCACTACATTTCTAATTCTGTATTTAAATTTTTATAAGTGTCGCTAAGCAACTTCCAGCCTTCTTGCTCTAAATGATTAGCGACACTATAAATATTAATAGGCATTATTTACCTGTACTGCCAAAGCCGCCAGATGACCTATCTGTTTCTTGTAGCTGGTCTACGACTTTAGCTTTAAAGTGATAATTAGGCATGACCATTAATTGCGCGATTCGGTCGCCCTTATTAATAGTATAATCAGAATCAGAAAGATTATCATATAGTACGCCAAGCGGGCCTAAATAACCGCTATCAATTATTCCTGCACTATTGCTTAGCCGCAGACCAGTCTTGGCGCCGATGCTAGAACGTGGGAAAATCATAGCCATCCATCCTTCTGGAAGTTGAATATGAACACCAGTTCTTACCATATTTGATAGTGAATGCGCGGGTAGTACCATAGTATCCGCCGCGTAAAGGTCAGCCGCGGCATCTGTCTTATGCGCGTATGTAGGTTCTTGTGCGCCTTCATCTAAAGTCATTGGCAAAATAATATGATAGTTATGATATTGATCACTAATCTCAGTAAATGCATTAATGATGGGATTAAAAATAGCATTTAATAGCCTACGCTGGTTATCACTTGGATTTAAATCATTAACCAAGGCTTGAATTTCTTGTTGAAAGTGTTGAATATAACTTACAACCTCTTCTTGCTTGATCCCTTGATCATCAAAATTGGCCTTTAATTGCTGTATAGTACCAGGTGTTAAAATATCGGCAATAACATTTTCAGTAGTAGTAATTAGAGAAACTGTCATTTCTTCTGTCAGCATCTCGTCATCCATTTCCATCACTTGATTAATAATATCTTGAAAATTTTCAATTGATGGATTATCTGGTAAAATTTCATTTAATCGCGCGCGAATTTCTTCTTGTTCCATATGTATTCTCCTTAGTCATTAAAAGTTCGTTCTATTGTAACGACTGTCCAGCTATCAACTATTTCTCCTTTCGACTTCTTTGTCTTTAGGACATAGCCGGACTTAGTTACTGTGTAATCTTGTGTAAGTTGACCATCTTTAGCTTCTTGAATCATGTTCATTGCTTCATCTTCAGTATCAACGCGATATACTTCAGTTGTTTTCAGTAGTACTTTCATTTTCTTCAATCTCCTTTTGTTTCTTTTCATTTAGTTCTCGTAGACTTTTAATTAGTTCAATATAATTTAGTTTTTGTGCGGTTTCGGCAATTGTTTCCGCCTTACTTTTAATTCGGCGCTTATTCCTTTTTAGCCATGCTCTTCGTTGCGCGCGATTCATAGGTGGCATATTTTCTTGAATCTTTTTGCGCGTAAATTCTTTAATATTATTTAATACGTCATCTGCGGTTTCCCCGCCAACGAGATTTGTTGCTTCTTCTTCTGATACGCCTTGCGCTTCTGCAAAACGCGCAAGCAATTGTTCCTTGCTTAAATTTTCTTCACTCATAATACTACCTCTAATACATTTTTAATTGTTTCGTATTCTTGTTTATTATTTAAACCAAACATTGTAAATAATTTATCATTATGTGCGATAAGAGGAATTTCAATTTTACTTGTCATACTTTTAATAATATCATCTATTAATTCATAATAACTTGATGTTATTGATATAGTGTCTTGTTTTGTTTGGAATGTAATTTTACCAATTTTCCCAAGAATTACCATGTATTTATCATCATTTTTTACTAACGCTATAAGCCAATCTTTAATAAATTTTATTTCTTGAAACTCCATTTTTAGCCTCCTCCGCCTGCATTCTTATTAAATCCATATTCTTGGCTCTTAAAAAAATTAATATAATATTTTTCTAATTCATTAAGTTGTTCTTTTTCACAATAAATAATTGGCTCAATAGTCCAATTCCAAAAGCCTGTTTTCCATATCTAATGATGTACCGCTTGATCTGCGATTGTAGAGATTCCAATACTTGATTTTATATGGTCCGTAATACGTTTTTTGATATTAGTGCTTTTCCCAATATAACATTTACCATTATTGATAAAAGTTAATTTATAGATACCAGGTTTATCTTCTATGCCAGCGCGTTTAAATGTATCATCAATGTATGGTTTAACATATTCAGACCATACTAATTTATTAATTACATCAGGATGCTTTACTTGCTGTGAGACTTGCGTAATTAAAAAGTTTATATCTTCTTTATATTCATCGGGCACTTGTATTGTATAATACAATCGCTGTTGTTGTTCCATTTCTAATTGCTTTAAAGGTGTAATTAAACTATTATACTTCTACTACATGAATTGTAAATTAGTAGTTAATTCAGTTGTGCGCGCTTGACATTCAGCTTCTACCTGTTCTGCCGCGTCTGTAGCAACCTTTACTCGTTTTTCGCACTTTTCGATTTGTTGCTAACAATATATATCATAAGTATCGGCTAATTCACTTTTTCGTTTTTCTAAATCTGCTTCTAATTGTTGTTCTCGTTGCGCTTTTAATTCTGAAAAATATGTATTTAAATCCTTATTCTTGAGAAGCATAACATCGTTATGCTACATTAAAGCTGTTTTTATATCTTTCTAAATATCAGATAATACTTGTTGTTTTCCATGAATCTCTGCATCTAAATTAAATAGTTCACTTTTATCTAAAATTTGCTGCTTTTGTAATTTTAAAATTAATATTATAATAACAATAATTAAAATCCCGCTAATACCCCAGCCCACTAATTTCACCTACCTATTTTCTTTATACCTTATTATATCATAGTTTTATAAAAAAGTCAAATAAAAAGAAAAAAGGACGAGATGTATATTACATCTCGTCCTTAATATATAAGCCGCAATGGCAGGTTTGTCCAACGGGTACTTGTTCACGCATTTCTTTACAAATGCATTTATAATCCTCATTTCCCTTACTATTTAAAACGCAAGGGCAATATCCGTCATTTTCACGCAGCCCCGCGCGAATAGCCGCGACTATTTCTTTATCTTCATTAATATGTATTTTCATGATATTTTCTCCGCATATTGATTATTACTTGCTAAATTAACTCCTAGCGTTTCATCGTAATGTGGTTCATAACCAACTAAATAAGGTCCATATTTTATAATTATGTTTTTATATTGCTGTAATGTGGTTAAACAAGTCAATTCACTTCTTGCATAGCCAGTATAAATAATAATAGGGTCATCACACTTTTTTTCTATACGAATAAATTTAATTAAATCCAATAATTCTTTTTCTGAATCAAATGGCTCTAATCCTTGACAACAAAAACCTTTAGTAATAGGATTTTGTTGGTATAAACCCCATATTTCATTAAATGAAATTTCTATATCTGGCTCAATGGCAAGCGCACTATTTTGGCATACTTGGCATTTATTTATTTTATCACACTTAAAAGTACAAAACGGAAATTCCAAAGTGAGGACAGGCTCTTTATAATTTACAAAATCACAATCAATAATTCCTTTAATTGTCATTTCTATCACCTATATTATATTTACAATGTATCATAGAGCATTCGCCAGAGAAAGTATAAAAAAAACAATCATCACATTGCGAATGGAGTGGACACCATTCTGGTCTTTTAGTTTTATAATCATCACATTCCCAAGCTGCGCTGCAGAGTCGGCCATGACAGTAATGAAACTCTTCATCTAATAATGGACAAACAAAGCAATCAGAGGGCTTTTCAATATCAAATTGTATTTGTATCATTTATATGCTCCCATTGACGCATCTTAAATTCTTGTTTTCTTTCTTTACTCCAAGTTTTTATAGGGGTGTAAACTTTTATACCCTCGGTTTCCCGATATTTATTAGGGGAATAGACTATACCATTATCTTTTTAGATATCCTTTGGTAGTCGTTGGGGCCACGGGTGCCTGCGGATTACCCAATTCTTTAAACTTTTACACTAAGGTGTTAAAGACTCTAAGGGCTTCCCCGCATATTCAGGATTTCTTATTTTAAATCGTGTTATATTATTTCTAATATATTGGGCAATACACCATTTTACCCTACGATTCTTGTATATTCAGTTACAACCTCACCACCGCAAACTGGACATTTAGTACCGTAAAAAGCGTGGTTGCGTGCACAAGCTTGAATTTTGGTATTAAATGCAAAATACGTGAGTCCTTGATCCGCAATATAATTTACTGCTTCCCAAGCCTTTTCAAAAGTATCAAATGGTGCATCAATATTTAAATGGGCAATTGAGCCACCATTACAATAACTATCAAATAGAGATGCAATACGAATGCGTTCCGCGATGGTTGTTTTAATTCCTAAAGGAACAAATTGATTAGCATAAAGTGGAAGATCTTTAATTACTTTTGTAGGATAAAGTAATTCATCTGCTTTTTGCATTTTTGCTGCTGCTTGCTCCCCTGGAATTTGTTCAATAGATACTTTATAATTTTTATCTTTAATGAAATCTGTTTTACATTTGGTAATAACGTTAAATATTTTTTCACCAAACGCATCGGCTTCTTTAGAATAATAAGTATTCCCTAATTTATCTTGCTTAGTATAACCAAAATATTTTATTGTTTCATAAATTCCAATAACGCCTATTGTATTATATTGTGTGTTAATATCAATTAATCCATCACAGTAATTAGGTAATAAGCCCTTTTCATGATTGCGAATAATTATATTTCGTACTACATCAAGAACTTTTAAATCTAATTCAACTAAATGTTTTAATCGCGTTAAATACTCTTCTTCAGAATTAGTTTCATAAGCAATACGTGCGAGATTAATTGTTGAAACTTTAACGGAACCTACTCGAAGAGCAGTACCGCCAATACTAGAAAAAAATCCTAAATCATCAATATTGGATTTTAGGCGGCAACAGTTACTTAAGCTGGTAACACTATCACTCGTAAATAGATTAGAATCACTCCATTTTCTATTATGTTCAATTGCCCACTTCGCAAATTCTTCATCTTCAAAATGATGATTCTTATAAATCATTGAAATTGAACTTACGGGAAAAGTAAACATATTTTTAGAACGAATGTCGCTCATTACCTCAAGAAAAACTTTTTGAAATTGTTTAATATTATCTAATTCATCAATCATAAATGCTCCATCTGGAAATTGCGCTGCGCCAAAAAGAGCTTCTAAATAAGGGGTATCAAAAAAATTAACGTTAGTAAATGCAGATTGAATTGAATCTCGTACAGCCGGTTGATTGACTGCATAGATAAAACGTTGAATGTTTTGCTTGGCATAAGTCTCAGGGTCTTTTGTGTAATAATTTGCTGCGACATCGCGACTCCAAAAATAATACATATAAGGAATTAAGTCTGGTAGTCCACATGCGCCAGAAGTAAGATTGCTATTATAGCTAATAAACTCTTTCACAAAATCAATAAAAGTAGTTAAATGTTGTGCCGGCTCATAATTAAAATCTGTTAAAAAGAAAAGACCTTCTTCGGCTAAACGTTTAAGAGTATAGGCATAACAGTATGGCTTAAAAGTGCTAGTATCAGCGTCATGTAAATATAAACCTCGGTTCCACTATAATTCTAGCCATTCATTAGCAGTTTTAAAACCATATTGCTTATTAAGTTCATAATAAATTTTATTATATGCTAACAATTTCCGATGCGGTTTCGGCATTTCATTCATTAATGTTCGCATATCTTTATGCCCAACATTTGCGTTTCCATCTACAGATGCATCAGCGACAGTATCTTTATCAATAAAATTATCAATAAAATCAGTATAAGATAATTGATTATCGCCAAAACCATTTAAATAAGCAAATTCTTCTCCATATTTTTCGCTCATTCTATTATAAGCGGTTGTAAAATTTTTATTAAGTCGTACTTGTATATTCATAATCATCACTCCACATAATTATTAATCAATTTCGTCATTTCTCCTGGACTTGTAATAAAATCAACTTTTTCTTCATGATTAATTTTTAGTACGGGAGCATGATCAATATGTAAATATTCTGCAATTTCTTCTAAGGGTTTTTCCTCATAAGCTATATTTTTTTGTTCTAGCTTAGTTTTAATCATATGACAAATGCCGCAAGATGGCAAAGTATATAAAGTAAATTGCATATTAATTTGCCTCCTTTTGTTGTGAACAATGCTTTTTCCCGCAATACGGGCAAGTATCATCAACCCACGCAAAATTATATTTTGTATCAAAATGAGGACAACGCGCCTGATTAATACGAATCATCGCTCGAATCTTATTTATAGTATCTTTTTGTTCCATTGTCGCAAGCGCTTGTTTCAAGATGCGGTCAAGCCGTTCCTTTTCAGCAATAATATCATCAATCATATTCTCCAATAGCCTCCTTGTTTTAATGAGTTAAAAGTTTGATTAAATAGTTCTTTAGTTTCTGGGTAAAATTTAAACAATCGCTGTTTTTCTTCCTATAGAAAAGTTGCTTGTTCTTTTTGTAAATGTTTTGTTGTTCTATCGTCCAATGTTCTTGTCAATTTACTATCAGTATTAGCCCAATTTTCCATTTCTAACTCTAATTTTTGTAACGGATTTTTATATCCAATTTTAGGGTAATCATATTTTATTTTTAATTCAATCCCTCTGCTCCAGAAAGAATAGAGCAAATTAATTTTATAAATAAAGTCTTTATAATATTGTGTTGTCGTTGGGAATGAACCACCAAAGAAAATTGCTACTGAAGTAGTTTTATTAATATCTGCAAGAAACATTTTTTTATATGTTTTTAACATATAATAAACTTCAGATAAAGGAATGTTTAAATCCAATATAACCATATTAGTGCGTGCAATTTTAGGGAATGAACGTACGGCAGAAAATTCTGTTAAGGTTTTACAAATAATTGGGTGGACACAATAAATTGAAGAAGGTTTTCGTTCTGATATTTTTGTAATAATTTCCTACCAGTTATTATGTAGAAAGTTACGATCATAAATTAATATCCTTTTTCTAATATTAATAGGAGGAATAGGTAATTGTTGATCGTTCAAAAAAATACGATAATAAGAATCATCTAAAACATGCCCTATTACTTCTGTTTTGATTCCATTATTATATTTTTCTTTTAAAAATTCTTTATAAATAGCTGGTCGCGCGATAGTATAATCTATAATGCTATTCTCAAATGGTTTGTAAACACCATCTGTAAATGCGGTGCCGCCAAATATTACATTATTGGCGCGCAAAAACGCAGGTGGAATCTGTGGTTCTCCTGCGGTTTCACTAAAGAAATATATTTTGTCATAACTAGATAATTCAGTATCATTTAAATCAAGGAGGCGGCAGAATTTATTTTCTTCTAATTTATAATATGTAGCCAATTTCATAATTTCTAAATTAGGAATTATGATGCGCGTAGATGTTGAAATTTGGGCATCATAATCAAGTAGACCAATCATTCATTCACCTCCATTCTTTCTTGTTGATATTCCAATACTCCGTCATGTTGGCCAATAATTTTCATAATTACTGGATAAATTGAAGACTTTGTTTTTTTAGGAATGAAATCATTCCCTCTTTTTATTCCTTGTATTCTTAAAAGTGTGCCCCTTTTAAACCAACTCGACTCTATAACGTGTTTTTTACCATCATCACCAATTACAGATATTTGTTTATCATATATTGCAAATTGATTTTTATAAATACGTATTAATACAACTCCGGTAGGAGTTAATAAAGTAACTGTATTTCGTGTCTTATCTTTATCTATCACAGTTCCAATAATATTATGTAATCTATATACTTTTACTTCTTGCCCGTTATTTGTAGTAAAACTATAATCAATTTCTGGATCTTCTGGGAGCTTAAAAAAATCATCAAATTCATATTGATAATCGGCTAATTCATGCTTATGATAATAAAAATTAATGCTTTCCATTTCCCAAGTTGAAATGTTTCCTTTTGCATATTTATTATCAACTTCGTCATATAAAGTTTGATTTAATTTATTTAATATTTCATCTTTATGGTTTTTTAAATAATTTCTCATTGGATCCATTGCTTTTTTATAAATATTATCCCAAGTTTTTTGAAGAATCTTAGAGCCATTTTCAGTTACATCTAATTCAAAATATTTATCAATAAAACTTATAGCGGAGTCATTTAGTTCATAATAAATATCATTTTTACAAGTTTTTAAAAATTTATTAAATGAAAATAACTTGCCATAAAAAACCATATCATCAGGAATTAAATTTTTATTAATAAGCATTTGCATATTTTGCAACGTTAGTCGTTCTTTAGTTTCACAAATAGATTTAAGATATTTAGCTATAATATCTTCTCTTGGAATTCGTTCAACTTGATCAAATGCACCAGCTTTAATTAAGTTTAAAGTCTGTAATTTATTAGTTTTATTTTTTTCAATAAAATCATCTAATGAATTATATGGGCGACGATCAATAATTTGATGAATAATTTTATTTGAGATTCTCGTAATTCCTCTTAATCCATAAATAATTGAATTATTTTTAGCATCAGGAGCAAAAGTAAATGCAGATGAATTTACATCTGGTGGCAAAATTTTAATACCTCTTTTTTGGAAATTACCAATTGCAGTTGCTACTTTCCCGTAATCAGTATTTTTTTCTTTTTTCTTTTTCTTAATTGTTAAGTCATCTTCTTCATTATCTTCTTCGTCTTCTATTTCATCATCAACGATTTCTGCATTATCATCTTCATCATCTTTAAATTCATCTCCGCCACTGTTTGTAATAAGGCAAGCACAATTCCAATAAATAATCGGATAATAAGTAGTTAAGACTAAAATTTGTATCGCAATAAAGCTATAGGCTAGCGCGTGAGGCTCTGCAAATGCATATGACATTTGCGGTTCTATAGCGCTATACCATACATATTCTCCAAATTCTTTACGAGGGCATTGAGAAATAAATTTTTCTTTTAGCTCGGGGATTTTATTTAACTGTTTTTTTGCGCAGATTTTTCTCGCGGCATTGCTTTCTTTTAATGTAAAATGCGCTAATTTTGGTTCCATACATAGTAACATCAGTTTTTCTTGTGTCGTTGGCACTCCATACACGGGAAGATAATATGGCTCAAGAATTTTTATTTCTTCCTTTGTTAATCCCCAGTTTTGACATTCTTTATACCATTGATTAATATCATTTTTAAAACGCACGTATTTTTCAATCGGACGTTCCTGCCCTTTTTCACCTGTAAGACGTGTAAGCGCATTTGCCATCATCATCTGTAATGGATTTCGTGGTAAAATTGATTTTATGGCTTGGCCGCCAACCGGGGAATCAAACTGAAACAGATCTACGACTTCTCCACTTGCTAAAGTATCCCAAATTTTGTCATCTTTTAAATTGATTACATCTGGATGTAAATATTTATTATAAATTTCTCTTAAGTTATTACATTCAGAAAAATAACCGTCATCTTTAAGTAAATTAATTGCATTCGCAATTTTATCACAAATTTCAGTGACAAGGAAGTCAAATTTTGTATCACCCATTGCTTCAGCATGATGTAAAGAAAATTGTGTTGTTAAATCACCATTTGGACTTCTCATAACTGCTCCAGTTTTCCAAGGATCATCATTATATAAAATAACGCCTGAAGCATGTTGGCTTCTTTTATTTACTAATCCATCAATACCATAAATAATATCAAGTAGACCCGGATACTTATTCATTTCTTCATTAAATGTATTAATAGGTTTCCTATCTTTTTCTACATTACCTTTGGTAACATCATCCAATGACCATAAGAATCCTCTTTCTTGAGGAATAAGACTTGCAATATATTGCGCAGTATCATTATCAATACCATCAGGATATTGTTCTGATCTATATCCTCGACAAGCGGTAAGAATTGCGCTCTTTGTTCCTTCCGTCCCAAATGTTGCTACCTGTAAAACCTTAAGTTCTCCTCGTTCTTCACGGATCTTTTTTAAAATTAATGGCCGCTTTGATGGCGCCAAATCACAATCAATATCTGGAAGCTCAGTTCTTTCTTTATTTAAGAATCTCCATTCTGCTAGATTCCATTCAATCGGGTCTAATTGTGTAATTCCCATTAACTTATTTGATAAAAAACATACGCTACTACCGCGACCTGGACCTACTAAACTACCACAATTCCAAAACAAATCAATGAAATGCTGAAAAGTATTAAAATATTCAAATAAACAATTTCCCAATTTATTACCGATTGTTTGAATAATATCAGCTTCAGTTTCTAATCTTTTTATATATTTTTCATCTTGATGCCATCCGAGTTCTACCATTTTATTCCAGCATTCATTAATCCAATAACGTTCTTGAATATTATCAGAACAAAATAATTTTGACAAAATAGGATAGCCATTTAAAAATGCATCTCGTTTTGGATAATTTTTTACTTCGACTTCTGGAATAATTGGGTTCTGAAAAATATCATATGAAGAAATTTTATTATAAATTTCCATTGAATTATTACATAATTCAATAAATTTTTTTTCTTCATAACTTTTACTTAAATACTCAAAAGCTTCATTATTATCCATTAAATGCGCAGTTGCATAAAATGAGTCTACTTCACGTTCGCCTTCTTTAGAATTTAAATACGCCTTATGAACATATCTATCTTTTTTTAATAAATAATGAGCATCCGTGCCATAAATCATTTTAATATTAAAAGCTCGCGCGACACCTTCAATCCGTTTATTACAATAAATCTGCTCTTTAGTATCATTTGGTGCGACTTCAATATAAAAATCATCTTGAAATAAATTTTTACAAAAATCTAAAAAATTATTTAATTGATTTCTTGCTTCTTCAATTTCTTTATCGTTATGTCTATTTTCAGCATCCTTTAATTTTAATAAGGTCTGTGCATCTTCTCCTGCAATACAAGCAGTTGTAGCAATCACGTGCCCAGGATTTTTACTAATGATATTGGCCAATTCAGTCTTTAAAGTTGGAACACGTTCCATTCCTCGATCATAATAAGAATTATACCAACTTTTAGATGATAATTCACATAATTGCCTAAACCCAATTGTATCTTTAGCAATTAAAATAAAGTGATAATATTTTTGTTTTTTATCTCGATTATCTGTTAAATAAATTTCATTACCAATACCACATTTAAAATTTTGTGGAATCAGTTGTTTTTCTTTTAATTCTTTTTCTAATTGTAACCATTCAACAGCACCGCATAAACATTCATGATCTGTTAAACAAATACCAGAAAGCCCAAGATTAGCTGCAGTTAAAATCATATCTTTTGGGCGATTAATAGAATCTAATAATCTAATATTGCTATAATATGAGTGAGCATGAGTTTCCATTCTTGACACTTTCTTTAAATCCACATAATCACTCCTTTCATTTTTTCTTTTATTATATCATAAATTAAATAAATTGTCAATTAAAAATCATATTTACTTGAATTTGTATTTAATTCATAGTCATCACAAAAAACTTGAACGCTGGTTCTCCCCATATAATTATTTAAATTTGCGCGCCCGTAAATAGTTAATAAAGCAGTTCTATTATTAATTACTTGTTCTATAAAATCGCTATCTTTGAAACGAATATAATCAATACCATTCCAACTAATTTTAATACTATCTTTATTGGTTCCCATTACAAAGATATTAGATAATGGAATATTCGTTACTACAAATTTAATTTCATCAATATGATTCCCAAAATATTCTGGATGCGCAGCCAGAGCAGTTAATAATTCTTGATTATCATCATTTGCATTTAAAATATAATCAACTAAATAACAGTTTTCAAAGTCTTCTGCTTTTAATAACGTATTTGCATATTTAATAAATTGGTCAACCTTATTGCCAGATACGCCAAAACCGCAAGCATTTGCGTGGCCGGCCGCGTATTCAATTAAATTACTTTGTTCAAGAAAAGCCTTAAAACTAGGTAAGCCGCTAAAATTACCATCACTTCTAATACTACCTTGAATTAAATCTTTTTCATTTCTGCGACCAATCATACATGGCTTATGATATTTAGAAACAACATTCATTGCAACTAAGCCAGTCATTTCTTGTGGAATATTATCATATTCATTTAATTCAATAAATAAAATATTATTA